AATGCCAATGTTACTCAAAATACGACAGCAACATTCTTTCCATGGGGAAGAGGGAATGGAACTACTACTTTTAATTTACCTGATTTAAGAGGAAATGTTTTAGCTGGCAATACTAGCATGGGGGGTACAATTTCCACTAATTTAATTGCTAGTTATTTTAGTTCCAAAGGGCCAAATTCTATTGGTGCTACTGGTGGTAGTCAGTTTAATATATCTCAATTAAATAATATTCCTAGTGGAATAACAACAACAGGAACAGTAAGCTTTGGAGGAAACCTACCCACTACTGGAGCGACTATAGGTTCTTTAGCTACAAACGCTGGAGCAGGACCAGCAACAGTTCCAGTTAATAACTCTGGATGGGCAGGTGTAGCGTCTGTTTCGGCTACATTAACTTCTAATAATACAGGAAATGGTTCTGCTGTAAGCGCTACTGTAGCTGCTGGTGGTTCTGGTTATACTACTGGAACACAATTATTAACTGTAACTGGTGGTACTTGCTCAGTTGCTCCTCAGTTTAATGTTGTAGGCGCTGCTGGAGCTATTACTACTCCAACGCTAGTTGAAAGAGGTGTTTGTACTGTATTTCCTAGCAATCCTGTTTCAACTACAGGAGGAGGTGGAACAGGAGGTACTCTAACTATTACAGCTTCACCTGCTCCTATTTCGACAATACAGCCAACAATTACAACTAATTTTATTATTAAAGTTACTCCTGATCAAAATTCAGCAACAGCTAGTGGTGTAACGTCATTAGGTCTTATGACTGGTGATATTGCTTGTGGTGCTGGTCTATTATGTACTGGAAATAATATAAGTGTTAGTAACATTCCAGCAGCTACTAATGTCACATTAGGTGGTGTTTTATCGAGTACTTGTGCTAGTTCTAATTGGTTTAATTCATTGGGAAATGGAACAGGCATATTTGCCTGTACTCAACCTAATTTTACTGATTTAGCAGGATCAATAGCTATTGGCCAAATACCAAATAGTCTAATTACTTATGCTAAAATTCAAAATGGTACAGGACTGAGTTTAATAGGAGTAGCTGGAAATGTTGCAGCGGCTAATGCTGATATTGTAGCAGCATTAGATAATCAGGTTATGCGAAGACTTGGCACTTCGTTAGCATTTGGTTCTATTGATTTATCACAGACTAATACAGTGGGTTCTAGCATATTAGCTTTAGCTAATGGTGGATGTAATGCTGCTTTGACTGCTTCTAATGGTGGTATTCTTTGGTCTAATGCTACTCAATGCCAAATTTTAGCCGGTACTGCTACTGCACGGCTTCCTCTAGTTTCAGGGGCAACAGCAACTCCAGCATGGGGAGCATTCCAATTACCTGCCTCAGTTACAAGTGGTGGAGTGCTTTGCTTTACCTCAACTACTGTTTCAGCATCATCTGTTTTACAAACTGCAAATGCTATTATGCTCGGTGGAGGTGCTGGTGTTTGTCCTTCTCCTCTTGGTTCTTTAGGAACCACTACGACAGTATTACATGGTAATGCTGCTGGTGCTCCTACTTTTGGCGCAGTGGCTATAAGTACTGATGTTAGCGGCCTTGGTACAGGTGTAGCTACTGCTTTAGGAACTACTTTGAGCGCAGCCGGCGGTGTAACATCAACTATAGCTAGCGGCACAAGTGCTATGGGTACTGGTGCTATTGCTTCTGCTACTTGTGCTACTGTGGTAACTACAGCCGCCACTAATACTGCAACCACTGATGTTGTTACAGCTTCGTTTAATGGTGATCCTACAGCAGTTACAGGCTATATTCCAGCTACAACAGGAATGCTTACCATTATTGCTTACCCTACCGCTAATAATGTTAATTTTAAAGTTTGCAATAATACACTATCCTCTATAACCCCTGGAGCTATTACTTTAAATTGGAGAGTTGTTAGGTGAAGTTTAAATTTTTAATATTTCTGGCATTATTATTAATACCTACAATTTGTAATGCTCAATCTATTCCGTTTCCCGGTCCCGGTGGAACAGTAGGAACTATTGGTGTTCCTACTAGTCTTGGAAATGGTACAGCTACAGCATCTGGATCAACTCAAGCTTTTGCTTTATCTGGGGCTATTGTTACCGGAAATACAGTTTTTGTTGAAGTATTTACTCAGCAAGCCGGTCCCACAACCGTATCGTCCATGTCGGACGGAACGAATACTTACACCAAGGCCACTTCGAACACTCAGGCCGCCAGCGTCACCGGAGAGCTTTGGTATGTAATTAATGCTGTAGCTGTAGCAACTCCTACAGTAACTGCAACTATGAGTGGTTCTGCAACAGCAAATGCAACAGTAATGGCAGCAGCACAAGTGGCTGGTATAGTAGCGTTTGATAAAACTGCCGTAGCTGGTGCTTCTGCTGCTGGTCAAACAACATTAAATTCTGGGTCTACTACTGCTTTAACTACTGCTAATGAATTAGTGATAGGAACTAATGGTATTAACACCACTCCTGCTGTTACTGAAAGTGCAGGATATACAAATATCAATAATGGAAATCCCCAAGCTACTGATTTGAGAATATCTTATAAAATTGTAAATAGTACAACTGCTGTTAATTATTCACCTAGCATTCCTTCTACTACTTGTACTTGGGTTAGCATTGTCGCAACATTTAGATAATGAGAGAAAAAATATGTTTAAGTCTTGGTTTATTGCTCTATTTACTATAATATCTATTATATTTTTATCAGTACCTAATTCACAAGCACAATCTACACTACAGCTTTATTCATATGTCTGTCAGGGGAAAAATTTAGTTGGCCCTAGTCCGACATGCTCCGGTTCATGGCAACTCACAGCAACTTGCACCGGAGGTGATATGGTCTTTAACTGGAACATTCACGGTGTCACGTCTCCGGGGACATGGCATATTCCGCCATGGGAACATCAGTGGATTACAGTCATTGCTACCGAGTTGACCAATCTCGCCCCGGTCCCACAGGGATGGTGGATGATAGGAGACGACTATGTTCCCGACACTACAATGTTCATGGGATACGGCGAGACGCACAAGTACAAGCCGTTTCCGAACGGCTCTGGTTTCTCGATGCCACCGATCGAACTCAGCGATGGGACCGTCTATCTAGACTTGCACGGTCCTTGTCCTGCTGGCGTGACTGGCAACGTCATGCTCACAGCCTACTACAACGTGGCGTCAACTGCGGTTCCGCCGCCACCGCCGCCTATCTGTACGACTTACAACACTCTCAATCCGGCCGACAAGAGCGCAAACATTATCCTCACTACCGGAAACTTAGCGGCATCAAACAATGGCGTGACCACTCACTCAATGGTTAGAGCAGTAGCCGGCATCGCGCCAAACACCGGAAAGTATCATTGGGAGTGGACGTTCTCGCAGCAAACAGGTATAACTGGCGGACCACCGATCAATATCGTCGGGCTACAAGATCATTCAACCGTTACGAACAATGCTGTTGGAAATGCTGGAATAGGCGTAGGCATTGGGTATAATTCTTTTAATGGTTATACCTATACTTCTGGATTTACTCCATCTAACGCCGCTGGTTCACCAATGGCAAATGGTATATATGCTGCGGATTATGATAGCACCATTGGTCAACTCAAAATCTCAGGTCCAAACACGTTTACGAGTGTCACTGAAACAGTTAGTGGAACAGTTCCAACTCTTTACCCCGCTGTATCACTTTGGGGTTCTGGTGCCGGCATTGTGTTATATAATTTTGGTGCATCAGCGTTTGCTTATCCTATTCCATCTGGATATCAAGCTGGATTATGTCAATAAAATTTAAACAAAAAGGAAATTAAAAAATGCTTAAATCTATTACTCCACTTGGTTGGCTTGGTATTCTTATTTTATTTAATACTACCTTAATTGGTGGTTCTAGCCAATTATCTGATTTACTTTTAAGTCCTGTAGTAGTTAAAGCAATTTTAGCTTTTGCTACACTCGGTAATGGATTTCTAGGTGGTTTAGTTACTATGTTTTCTACCTCGCAATCTCTTAAAGATACTGTGGGTAAAATGGAAAAAACTACGGTTATTACTGATCTTGCATCAGCCAACGCATTACCAAACAATCCCTATGTTGTCGCCGCTACTCCTGAAATTGTTGCTGCTATTAAAAAGGCTCCGTAATATGAAAGATTTAAATTTAATTGCTATTAAATTAATGTTAATTGCTTTGCCCACAATAGTTTTAATTAATCCGGCTTTTGCTCAAGGTAATAAAGTTCCAGTAGCTAAAATTCAAACAACTACAGTAGCAAAAGACCCTCAGTCATTATTACGTCAATTTGTTATTAATGATGTTCAAGCCGCGCTAGATGATGCGACAGCTAATAATGATGATGCTGCTGTGCAATGCTGGAGCGCAATGCTTCCAGCAATTCAAAATGCACAAAACCCATTACCAACTAAACTTGGAGCATTTTTAGCATTGCAGAAAGGGAGAGATGCCGTAAGAGGAATTGATATGTTCAAGGCTGGTGTTGGTCCTCTTGCTGATCTTAAAAATAAGTGCGCTGCTGTTGTTGTTGATCTTAATACATTTATGGTTCGATTAGGTGTTTTAAGTGGTGGTGCTGCTTTTGGATTTTAAAGGGGGCTTTAAGTGATCATAATCCGTCTAGTGTGTCACGATGATGCTTTATCTTGGGCTATTCTAAAAAATATTGGTGGTGTAGTAGCTCATGCTGAAGCAGTAATGAAAGGAGGCACCATTATAGGTGCCTTCGCCGAAGGCGGTGTTCAAGAGCGACCATTAAATTATGATGGGGGAAAGTTTAAAAAAGAAATACTTTTTGCGCTTCCTGCTGACGATGAAATGAGTGCTAGATTTGAGCATTACATGCGAGCATGTATAGGTGAAGCTTATGATTATTCTGGCATTTTAAATTTTATACATTTAGGTGTTGATACTCACTCTAAGCATCATATTTTTTGTTCGGCAATGATACAGTGCGCATTGCGTGGTCTAGGAGCAGACGAACGTGCTCCTAAATGGTGGCCGCGAGAAATGCCGATTGACGCTCACTATGTTAATCCGCTCATTATACATCAAGAGTTATTGGTTGATCAACGTACTATTATTATTACTCGCGACGATCCAATTTTCATTGCTCATATAAGTGCAGTAAAATAAATGAGGCATGATGCTGTTATCTTCAGCATACTCTACTTAGCTGCTGGTCTTTTTGGCGGTATCGTTCGTATTTTTTTCGATCGAAAAATCAGACTGCGGCAATCCTTAGAATACATCATCGTTGGAGCGATTGCAGGGAACTTCTTCGTTCAACCTGCGTTTATCTTCCTAGACTACTCTGCGCTTGCTCTGACCTATCTTGCGCCACAATTGATTGATCTAATAAAGCTTCTTCCTCCCGGCTTTGTCGCCTTCGTTATTGGAATGGGCGGATTAGATTATTGCCGATGGCTTAATCGCTTGATCTTGGGAAGATTGAAGCAAATCGGAAAAACTAAAAATGAATGATATAGTTTTTTATGTGTATGCTATTTCAGCTATGGTTGAAATGGTTATTCTTGAGTGTGTGATTAGACAGGTAGACTATGATTGGTTAAATAATAGAGATAAAGAATGGGTTAGATGGGCTAGGCGAAGTACGTTTCTAGCTGGTCAAGGTTATTTACTTATTACAATAATTTTAGCAGCGTATGAGATTTGGCAACCAAATTTAATTGTAGCTGGTCTTATATGGGCTGGAATACTTATTCTAGGAGTCAATATAATATCTCTTGATCACAGAAAACCCCCATTACATGACGATGGTTATCGCAGATTTACTACTTTAATACCATTAAAGCATTTAATGGCAGTATTTAGAAAACGCATAAGATGATAGAAGAAATAAAACAATATCTAGATTTAATTGAACAGCTTTTAAGAATATTTACTTTAGGATTTACCTTACCTTGGGGATTAATTAGATTTTGTCAATATCTTACTTATTTAAAAGCTACTTCACGATATCCCAAATACTGATATGTTGGCTAATATAGTCTCCGATTAGGTAAGCGCTAGTTACACCTAAGCAAACTAATCCAATAGTAATCATAGACCTAATCATCAGATTTCTCATGAGTATATTTTCCTTTGATGTGCGCGTGATAGTGTTTACCCACACTTTCACTATTTAACATTGCGTCAAATTGATGCTTTGGAACATCGTTATGATGGTAAGTGCCACCTTTAGCGAATGTTAAACTAAGGCGCTTAGCATCTTCGTCATAAGCGATATGGGTAATCATTTCTGAGCGAGTGATTTCGACTTTGGTCATTTGGTGTCCTTTATAAGTTTGACTTCATTACCACTATTTATAATTAGTATATTTTTGTTTTTCAAAGTTTCGGCAATTTTATTTCTTTGTTCTTGTGGAATTGTTTTTCCTATATTACCTAATCTAATTTTTTCCATCCACTCTGGAGATTTAATTATTCCTTTGCGGGATGCTGACATTTTATCTCTTGTTTCTTTTGACGCCAACTTTCCTTTATTAGCTTGGCTTATGCTCAATCTATGCTCACTACTGATAATTTGATTTCTTGCTCTATCTTTTTGTTCTTCGGAAATAACTTTTCCTTTATTCCCTAATCCTATTTTTCTTTTATGTTCTTCTGTAAAAACCATACCTTGATTATTTTCAGCTTTGGGTCTTAAATTATAGCCTAATTCTGGATCATAGCTTTTAAAATAATCCATCCAATATTGTTCGCGTTCTACAATATTAATTTTTTCAGCTAATACTTCTAAAATTATAAATTCAAAACTATGCCATCCATTTTTATCCCAAGCTGATTGTAAATATCTATTTGCATGAATATTTTTAGTTAATTCATGTATGTGTTTTTTCTTTCTTTTATCATAATTTACAGAACTTCCGACATATCTTTTATTTGTTATTTTGTTTAAGATTAAATATATCGCTATCATGTTTAGAAAAACTCTATTTGTTTAGATTTGCTATAATATCCTATGTCATACAAGATATCAATAGTTTTTTGAATATATTTATCAAAATCTAAATTTTCTGGTATCTCATCTGGTAAATCCATGACAGGTGTACATCCATCACTATCGGCAACTTTGTTGCCACTCAACACATATTCAATATGATCATATGTATTTTTAGTATAAATCCATCTTACAACTTTTCCTAAGTATTGCCCTCGATAAGAAGCACCCGGAGCTTTAGCCTGCCTTACTATAACAAATCTAGTTAGGTCGCGGCAATCCAATATTGTAGTCTCAATTGGTATTCCCTTAGAGAGTAAACATTTAATAGCATCAGAGCAGATGAGCATAATAGGATTATTGTCTAATTGAGTACCGCTTTGTGATCCAACTTCAGAGTAAGGACCTTTGACCTTAACTGAGCCATCTGGCTTCACTGCGAAATAAGCATTAACATCACGCCCATAATAAGCACTATATTCTGTGTCCTCAGTATCAAACTTAGTTCTTTCTTCCCAATATTTAATACAGTAATTTAGTTTTTCTTCATCTTCCCTAGCACAATAAATTACAATGCCGTCTGTGTTAGCAGAGATAACTTTAATTCCATCACATTCTAGCATTTCAACTAGCATTAAAATAGATAGTTGACAAGTCAAATTCATTTGCATTGTAAGGTTTGGTGAGAACATCTTAGACCAATAATCGCTAAACTTACCTGACACACCATTAAGAAAAATCTTTAATCCCTTATCCTCAGTAAATCTTTTTGCTTTCTTAGCTTCAACTCGTCTATCTCTGAAACCTGTATAAACTTTTAAAAAGTTTGGTCCCATTGCGATAGGATACAAACCCAAATTAATAATAGCAGCAGGATAGTAGCTTCTAACATCTCTATCGATAAGTTTATGGGTATTGCTAGATTTATAAGCAATTTCTTTTTCATTCGAGTGAAGTCCACCGATACCAAATGAATAAGTATTATCGCCTATTTTTAAATTGGTCTTGATTTCATCTGGAGCAATTAACTTTCCTGTATCTCCAACAACAAATCTAGCCCTTTTACAAACCTCTAGAAAGTTTTGCATGACAGGGGTAACAAAATTTAAGAATTGTGGGCAATTATATTTAAAAACTGTTCCCGGCTCTATTTCTGGTCTTTTAATCCACCTTCCGTTTAGCTTTCCAACTTCCTTAGAAATAACAATCTCTGCCATTTGAGCGTCAGATTTGCTCATTAAGTCTTCATTGTATTCTAGCGATATTGCCTCGCGTAGCTGAAGACGCTCTTTACAGAATTTAAAAAGCAATTCAGTATTATCTAAATCATTATAATTATATTCACAGACTATTTCTTTTTCTTCATCAGTTAAGTACTTAGTATCAGGATAAGGAAGGTCTTGAATACGCTTACAATGAAGTCTGGCAGCATAGAGCTTTAAACTACCTTTTAACGGACATACGTTAAATAAGTCAATATGCTGGCGTTCTGGTAGCTTAAAGATTTTAAAGTTATATTCTTTAGCTATTTCTTCGGAGCGCTTGTCGCTTTGGATTAGTTGATTTGAAATATTTTTAAGGTATGAAACATCACGATTAGTGAAACTTGCCCACAAAATAGGGAGATCATAGTTAATCGAATTAAACCCGATTGTTTTGTAACTAAAGAGTAACCAGCTAAGAAACCTAGGGTTAAAATCATTATCCAACCGTATATATTTACTACTAGCAACATGTTTAAACCCTGTCATGAAATAGTTTGGAAAGCTCTCACTGTCTAAGATTAACTCTGAGCCTGCATTAGTTAGTATTTCACTTTCAGTCATAAAGGTGCGAGGTAGGAAAGGACGTGGAACGTAAGGCTTAAGGTTAACACCTTTGCCGATTTCTAGGTGACCTTCTGAGGTTAGTTTCATATTTACTTTAATGTGATGTTAACGCCAACCTTTGCGGCGGCGCGTGCTCCGATCGGTATCAATCATTACGTTGGGCTTTGGCCCAAGACCAGCTTGCCAAAGCTCCAACTCCGTTTCAATCGATGACATGCGTTCGTAGGTCGCGCGCTTGGCTGGCGACAGCGCCTTGATGACTGTGGCCTTCATCGGGTGGTCGCTCGGAATTCCAAGATAGGCGGCAAGCTGTTCGTCCGTCATGTCGGTTCCTTTAACTGCTGAATAATGCACATTTTCTAAACCCTTCCAGCTATTCCGCCCCTAACACCTTCACCATAAAACATCATCATGTGATGATTACCGTGTGGCACTAGAAAGTCAACCGTCTTAATATAAGGCTCAATCATCTTTAGTTGCTTAATTGAAAACGCTGGTCCTTTTGGTAATCCATAAACCTCATAACTCGCCCCTAAGCCTTCATCTGGATGTGATCGCATAACACCATTATCGAAATATACAAATCCATCATCACTAAATGGTTCTAGCGCTTTAATCGCTGTATAGAAGTCTGTGGGTAAAGGCCAAGCGTTAATCTTCTTATCTAATATCCTATCAATGTTAGGCCATTGCTCAATATAAAATTGTGACTTAATCCAACTTTCATCTTCATAGTGAAACGTGCAACTACTTTTGCTATAGCCAAATCCAATCATTTTCTTAGTTGTTTTAATTACAGGCTCTATGACCGCTTTAGGGAGCACTAAATTTGGAGGTAAATCTATACCGTGGAAGTACTGAAGGATCACCTTTCGGTCGGTCGTGCTCACACAGCCATTGTGAACTAATACGGAGGCCGTCAGTAAGTTATTCTCGTCATAAGGTAGGATGCTAGCGGCTTTAAGGGAAGCCTTCAGGCGATCATCTAATGAGGCTACAGAGGGATCGGGATTTATCCGGGTAATATTCTCTGAGGGAACGCAGGGGACCAAGGCGCGGAACTTGTCAGACTTAATCGAGAGCTTTTGCTCAAGTTGAGTTATCGATAGATTTTGCCCACACTTAGACAATGCCTCTTTTAAAAGGATAGCATTAGGACATGCAAAGAAATCCTCTTTAATCTTTTCACCAATGCCTATTACTTGATTGTGAGCTATGGCCCAATGGTCTTGTAGTAAAATATGGGTATCCCAAACATGTCCTTCGCTTTTGAGAATAGTACATAGTTGCTTGACTGTTGCAAGCAACTCTGAATTGGAGGGTTGAGGTTTAGGACGTTTCATAGATACTTTAATACATCTTCGATTGATGAAACTGTTACAACACCGGGCAAATGATGAAACACAGCTTCCCATCCACCTACATTTATTAAACGCTTATTTTTAGCATAAGCATATCCAAATTCAATATGCCTACCGCCTCCCGTAAACAAATCTCCTCTACTGTGTGTTCTAGAAATCATTACATCGCAAGCATCAATATCATTCAAATCTTTTAAAGCTTCTGATTGATGTTGTTCAACAGAAATAGTTTCATTAGCTAGTAACCATCGTGACGTTATAAAATGACTATGGTGCCTTAAGAATTGCGCCCATTGTATCATTAAAGGTTGCTCGTTAAACTTTGCAGCTAGATAGATATTCATATTTTCACACTCAAGTTTTGTTTTTCTGATGTAGCGTTAAAAGTATTTCGTAATGCTTGAGTTAAATCTATATCGTATTCCATAGCTAGTAAGTCTACACAAATCAAAATATCTGATAATTCGCCAGCTAGTTGATTTATTGTTGCGCGTGAACCTTTAATGCCTAACCTTTCTCGTTCAAGCTTTTTGACAACGTTTAACGCTTCTCCTGTTTCACCTCCTAGCTCAGTTGCTCTAAAGAGTGGAGTTAACTTTTTATTAGGGTTCCATTCTTTATCACGTTCAATATTAGCTAGTCTCAAAGAATATAGAGATAAATTAATTGGAGCTTTTTCGCAAATATGTCGTGTTCCAGCCCATCGCTCTTTACCACAATCAGGACAAGCACCTAAACAATCCATATAGTCAGTCATTTTATTTCTCCTAAAAATAAAATCCTGTTAACAATCCAACAATAACTCCACCAAAAATCCAAAATTCAATAGATATGGAAAGCATAATGCTTATTGGCTTGGTATGACCAAAAGACCTATATTCACTATAACTAAATTTACGTTGGTTCATTTTATTTTTTCTAAAATGGAATATCACTATCCTCATGAGCCTCGCACCCTACTACAATAACTTTTGCCGGGGGACGTTCATTAAATTTTTCACAGATTTCGTTACCGTCTATCCAATGCTTGCAATTAATGCAAGTTCTAAACATTCCTAATTCCATCATTTCTTGGACAAATAAACGAGATAATTGATTAAGTGCAGTTTCCCTAGCTTTTAGATGCATTATTTTTTCTGCTGGTGTTTTTTCTTTCATCTGCTTACTGCCTCGTAATGCATCCAATCTTTTCTTCCCTTATAATCACCGCCCCATAACCAACCTTCGCGTTTAAATGCATCAATGACTATTGTGGGCATTTTACCAACCTTAGCGCCTAAGGGATTATTTTCAGGATCAATGTCAATTGCACAAGCGAAACTATGATTACTGATATTAGTTGAACCTCGAATAGATCGCTCATTATAGCAGCCACCGAAGTTACTCAATCCTGTAGCGTCAACTTTCTTCTGATCATGTCCACACTGATCAAGTACATCAGTGAACACCTTTAGCAAAGACGTTGCTACCATCTTATTAACAGTAATCCCCTTAATAGGATGCTTATCATAATACATCTGAAACGGTGGAGTAATCTGAACTAGATTAGTTCCGGGTTTACCAAAGAACTTGATTTTAGATGCTGTGTCATCATGTGGCCATTGGGTCATGTTTTTAAATCCTTTGCATTGTTAAATAGAATATAGCAAATATAGCAACTAGAATTGAGACAACTATAAAGTTTGCAAGTCGATTTGCTTTAGCGTCTTCACGTTTAAATCTTTCAAATTCTTCTTTATCGGTTTTTGAGGTATAGAGTGGTCCCATGTTTAATCACCATTCTGAGGAAAGAACTTCGGGATAATTTTTACCATTTACTATTCTGTTTACGTGCACTCTAATTTTTCTAGGTGCTCTTAATTGGCTAATATGATTAACGCATTCTTCTGTTGTAGCTGGTGGTTCTACTTTTGATCTTTGTCGCCACCAATCGACAAATGGTTTCCTAAATCCTTTATTCTCTGGAAATATAAACTCCTTAAACATATTCATGCCACTAAAATAATTCGCTTGTATATATGGAGCTTTAGATTTTCCAGTTTTATCAGTCTTTTGTTTCTTACTATACGTTACATAATTAACATCAAACGTTTCAATAATTGGTGCTTCAGTTTGTCTTAAGACTTCCTCAGTACCAGCACGTTCAACAATCTTAACTTTAAACTCAAATGGCTTTCCGCAACCATCACATTTGATAGCTTTAATATGATTGTAAACACCACAAGCTTCGCAAATTTTAATTGGCAGTTGGCCAACTTTATCACCTTTTTTGCGAGGAATGCAGGGATCGTTAATCGGGCCAAGATTAGGTACATTACCAGCATGATCTAATACTAAGCAACTGTCTTTTTTATATTCTATTCTTCCACCACGTCCTAATTTTTGAACATGAAGAGGAATACTCAAGGTTGGACGCAAATCTTCAATTAGATCGATACCCGGATGATCAAAACCAGTTGTAAGTTTACCATAATTTACTATAGAGCGCAATTCATAATTCTTAAAAGCTTTAATGGCCTTGTCATTATAATTAGCATCTTTTTTTGAGTGAACAGCCGCGCAATCAATTCCAAGTTTAGTTAGCATTTCTGCTATGTGTTCGGCATGCTGAATACCGCTTGCAAATATCAACCAAGACCTTCGGCTTTGACCATAGTAACAAGTTTCTTGCAAAGCTTTCCATGTGATTTCAGCTTTATCAACTTCATGCTGAAGTTGACTTTGAATAAATTCACCTTTCTGCATTCCCACATTTGAAACGTCTAGTCTAACACTTAAGCGACTTGGCGCAACATGTTTGCAAATATAGCCATCTTGGATTAGCTTATTATAATTGTCTAAACTTGTTAAATCGTGAACAATATCTGTAAATAGTCCACCATCTGTTATATATCCCTGCCCCATTCTGTAAGGAGTTGCAGATAAACCAATGACTTTTAAATTTGGATTAATAGCACGAAGTTTAGCAATAAACGTTAGATACATCGAAGCTTCGTCTTGACTTACTAAGTGAGCTTCATCGATAAATAATAAATCTCTCCATCCAAAATAATCAGGATGGCGATGCATGCTTTGTATACCGCCAAAGATAATTGGATTAAAAATTTCTTTTCGTTTAAGTCCTGCTGAGTATATGCCCACAGGTGCTTCTGGCCATATCTCAATCATTTTGCTATAGTCTTGAGCGATTAATTCCTTAACGTGAGTTACAACTAAAAACTTTTCATTAGGAAATGAATGCAAGGTGCGTCTTATAAATTCAGCAGGCACTAAGCTCTTACCTGTGCCACATGGAGCAGCGATTACTGGATTTCCTTTGTGGTGCATAAAATAAGACCATAACGCTTGCAGTTGGTCCTCTTGATATTCACGGAGTTGCATTAAACATCTTTTTCCATTGTTCGCTGCGTTTAGCTTGCATATCAAGCCATTCAGTCTTTGTTACCATTCTATCTGTGAAAACATCGTATATATTAGCTTCTTCCTTTTCACGCTTCGATTGATCCATGTGTCTATTAAGCTCGCCGTCGGTTCTCATGGCTTAAAATCTTCAATATTACTTATATTAAAATAGTTTAACACTTTTTGACCAGCAGCACACGACTTAAGCACAAACTCTGCAATATCTTTTCTACCATGTGGTACACCAACGCTTATTAACCCTTCGCCTGTTTCATCATCGTTTAACAAATACATATCAACTTTCCCAGCAGAAGGATTATCAATAGTTTTCCAAAACGTCATAACCATTTTCATTGTTTTGATATCTGGAATTTTTCTCATATCGGACACCATCCATCACACCCTTTCGAGATAACGCTTTTAGGAATGTTCTCGCCATACCTTGAGCAAAACCATTCGCCATTCTCTACCGGACTCGACATGCGACAAGATCGGCAATTCTTAGCCAACTCTGCTCCATAATGACATACTTGCTTGAATGCACAGTACTGGCACTCGAAGTAATCAGGGTTTTCGCTAATCTTAGTTGGAGGCTGCTTGGCTATAATGATTTCTTCAGCTTTACGTTCTAGCTCTGCTCCGCGTTGCCAATCAAGCTTGATAACTGTTACTTGGATATCATCATCATTTTTATTTTCTGGAAAATAAATTCCATATTGAAGTTGCATCTTGTATCCATAGCCATTCATTTGGTCATAGTGTTGAGACTTGGATTTAATTAGACCTTTATCGAGATAGTGAATAAACGATTTAACGTTATGTGTTTTCATCTCTAACAGGAATGGATTTTCAAACCAAGGTGTAATCACAACACCATCACAAGATCCACCATAATGGCCCATAACGCCAGAGACGCGAAACTGTTTACCGTTAGTGTCTAGCTGATAAACCTTACATCCCATTCCTTCTAGGTAATTAATAAAGCGTTTTTCTTCTCTATGTCCTCGCTTGAACAGCCGTTGCATTCTACCTGAATGCTTTTCAAAAGCTACCCAATGAAATTTATAATAAATCTGCCTTGAGCAAGGCTTACCAATCTCTGAAATACCCAAGTGGGTGCGAGGTTCTTCGTCGATTGCTGTTAGGGTTTCAAGACCTTCTTCAATCTTTTCTTTAACTAGGAGGAGGTCATCGGTGGTTAAGTCTGTGGGCATTAGATTTCCTTAACCTCATAACTAATCCTTTTAGTTATAACCCATTCAATAGAATATTTGTGACTTTCTAGTGCTTCTAAAATAGAATTAAAACTTGTAGGTTGCCATCCTTCACAACCATTATTTACCCACACTATAAATGGCCCTTTAGCGTCTTCCATTGTGGACATTATAATTGCTCCAATAACATTTCAGCAAGCTTGCGAGCTAATGTATAAATATCTTCATTTTCTAAATTATTTGAAATTGAAAGAGTAGCTTCTTTAATATTTAAATGTACTAGCTGCTCAGAATTAAAATGAAGTCTGTTTTCTTCATCATAAAATATTATTAATTTTGCCATTTTAAATTCCTAAATTAAAAATGAAGAGTGCTGTTGGCGTATCAGCACTCTTAAGTTTGCTACGCCTTATGTTAGTCTTGATATGGCGTAGTTATATGCGATGGCTAAGCAGTCTTACAGGTGCTTTGCTTAGCCCTCTATCTGCTATGTTAACTGAAAAGCACATCAGCTAGCAGAATTACTGCTTCCAAGGTGCAGACTGTTGACTAGCACCTTGCTGCCATCCCTGTTGAACACTAGGCTGCGCTTGCTGTGCAGGAGGAGTGCTATTAGTATTTCCACTCCAACTTGGATTAGGGTTAGATTGCGCAGCCTGTCCAACATTATTTTGTCCACCAGCCCACTGAGTGTTCTGTGCCGTCTGCTGTGGCTGTTGACCAGCCTTACCCGGTTCATTACCAGCAGTGTCATAGACTTTCTTAAGCTCGACATAGCCACCTTGAGGCTTTTCAGCAGTAGGCTCATGACCTTTCTGGAAACCAACGTCCATCAAGCCACGTCCACCACGCAAAGCAGCACCATCGTTCTTAAAGTCAACTTCAAAACGTCCGGTAGCGTGACAGAGAGCAGAAAGTTCCTGCTGAGCAATCTTGCGAGCGGTGTCGTTTTCATTCCAAAGATTATAGCGCTCAACAATAGAACCAGCAGGAGAAGTCAATTCAACTTCGAACAAACCTCCCTTGCCTTCCTTGGTTGGCTTAACTTCAGTGTGGGTAATTTCAAACGGAAATTTATTACCAACAGGATGGGCACCGCCTCCCTGTTGAGGTTGAACTTCACGGGCATTAAAGACAGCATCGAAAGGCATATTTAAAAGTCCTTAGTTTGAGTTGAGATTAAGTTGAGATTAAAGTTTAAATTCGCGGAGTGCCATCAGGCAAGCGAGTTATGGCGACATTAGCCCACATAGCATTAGAACGATGATTGCGGATAATGAAAGTTTTATCCGGCCCATCAGGTAAGAGCTTTTCGAGAACTTCAAAATAAATTTTTGCAGCCTCTCGAATTGCAGCCATAGTTGTTAGTTGTTCGTCAGTTGGCTTTAGATATTCAAATGTTGATGAATGCATCAGCTTAACACCTTTTCTAGCTTTGCTACCTTAGCACGAAGCTCCTTAAGTTCGTTATACATTTCTCTGAGCGTCTTAGGTTTATATGGGCCAACCTTAACACCAAGCTTTCGACCGGGTTTCTTCTTAGCTACTCTAGACATTACCATCCCTCCGGAATTTTAACTTGCTCAACAGCAGACTGTTCTTGTGCTGATGGTCCTTGTGCTGTTGTCTCCTGTGGCCTTGGGTCGCTTTCAATTTCAGGAGTTTCCTTATTTAAACGCTTTGTTAGCGTGTGAATGCGTTCGGAGGTTTCGGTAGAGTAATTAGAATAATCCATCCCAGAAGGGCCAAGGCTACCACTATAAGTTAGACCACTAGCATGGTGCCTAATCAGCGCTCGCAATTCATCTTCAGTTACGGTTAGTTTGAACGTTTTCATTTGTGATTTCCTTTAAAAATCCATAAAATTTAACAGCAGCATTTACAAACTTAGTATCACTAAAAATTACATTTCCGTATTCATCATATGTTTGCCCACAATTACTTTCAATCGCCATTGCTAAAGCAGCATGCCTTAGAGTTTGATCGTTATCGCTCATGGCTTCCTCTTCATCGTCGTTATTATCGTCAAATTCAATTTCAATCATTGTCATTTTTAAATTCCTATCCCATTGCTTTCTTCACTAATAAATTAAAATCAGGTGGCTCATATAAATCTAACGTTCCAGTTCTATTGCGAGCCATTATATCGTAACTCCCATTGCATTGAAAGGCTAATTGTTCTCCTACGTTTGGAATTGACACGATAGCAGTTCTTAAAACACAATCATATTTGTGAGGAATATTTGTGGGTAAAAATTTGCCGGGATAGTAAGGACGGCGCATTCCAGTTTGAGTTACTTCTTCTTTAGCTATGAGATACATATGCTTTTGTTGCATAAAATAAAGTCGCTCAATGTATGGATAAACATATTCTGCCATTTCGCCGTATTGAGCTAAACCATGGGCTTTCTTACTCTCGCTTAGACAAATATCACACATTTGACTAGTGCTATCTATGGCGAGCGTATCAAAGGCTTTGGCTTCACTTGAATGTTCAAACCATTTAAAGAACTCGTCAATTTTTGCTTTGGTTGGAGCAATCCAAGTGGGCACCATAGAGTTGCGCATAGATAAAAGTCCGGGTTCGCAAGCTAGCAAAACTGGTCTTGGGGCTGTATTAATTAATGGTGTCTTGCTGGAACCGGGAGGACCATAAACAATACATTTAACTCCGAAGTTAATGGCAAACTCTTTTGCGGCGCGGAGATCGTTGATGTTCATTTGAAAATATACTGCGGAATATATGAAATATCTAAACCATTTTCAGGCTTTAATTGACCGCGAAGAATTTGACGCCTTCGCCTATCAATTTCCTGTTTTCCCTGATGTGGCTTGTATTTAGATTGTCTAAATCTTTTGCCAGTTGTGGTAAAGTTTAAAGCTTTAAATAGCATATCTACACTATCCATTACTTCTTCCCCTTCTGCTTAGGTTCCTTAATCTCCAAACTCGGAGCAGCGTCAGTTATCACTAGAAATTCATTAATAATTTTCAAAGCATCTTTTGCAAATTGACTATCCTTTTCGGCATCTTCCTGTAATTGTCGGTACTCAGTTAAAAGAAAATTGGGTGTCCAACTTACTAAACGTTCTGCAATAAATTTACCTTGATTACCGAGGTTTTCAATTCGTTCTAATCCTGCCCACACCTTATCATTATCACTATCCAACTTATAATTATACTTAATTTGAGCTTTAGCGACAAACCCACCACCAAGCTCAACATTATTCATTCCTTCGGTTTTCTCAGGAACTAGGAAGTTGACACAAATCTTGCGATACTCCATTTCGTTTTCTTTGGCTTGTGCAAGAGCCTTTTGACTATGTTGCCAAAGCATTAGCATGCCGTCTTTGTCTAGCGACAAGCTCCTATCAACTAATGCTGTAGCAATTTCATCAGTGAGCCAATCAGGCTTGGTGGAAGCCAATGGCATTAAAGATGCTGGCTCTGGTGCTGTGGTATCCCAAGGATTATTCATTTCACTGGCCATTCAACAGCCTTTCCTGTTACACCCTTCCCTAGTTGTTCCAACATCTTCTGACTAGGACTTTTAGGAGCAACTTCGTCAATAGTCTTTTCAATCTTTTCCAAGTCCTTAACATGGATTACAGGTTTAACTGCCTCAATCTTACCAGCCCTATCGAACAACATTGCTAGTGTAATGTCAACATAATCCATAAACATATCATCGCCAGCATTCCAAGCCACTACGCCTAGCACTGTATTGTGGGCAGTGAGATAGCTACGGCGCATTTCAACGCGATGTTGAGCATATAGTGTTTGATCTGTTTCGGAGAGGCTATTTAGAATTTCGCGGATATCCATTCGAGGCTATTCCTTAATTTCTATTGTAATTATTTTCATATCAGTACTAATTCTACTTGGATCACCACTACCTTGAATAGCTCCAACTACATAAGAATGACCATCATCATAATCATAATCAAGCTTAGCGCTTCCTTTGAGCCACCAATCTAAAGTAATCTTGGCTGCTCCATGTTTAGAAAATAATCTAGGTATGCCATTGAAAGGAAGATTAATATAAGTTGAGCCTCTTTTTCCACCTCTACTAGATAGTGGGAAATATGATCCTGTTGGAATATGCTTAATTACCCAATATTTCATTTCCTATTTCCTCATTCAATTAAAAAGCCTGCTAGGTTTGGGGACTAGCAGGCCCTTAACCCGGTATTTAACCCGGAGATATCATGATAACCTCCTAGGTATGCCTGTAAAGGCTGTTTAAGTGCTCTCAACATACAGGTCTCAATCTCGCGGTCAAGAGGAAAATTCAGTATTGCCAAAAATAATTTTGGCGGATATCATGCAACGCACTATTTTACCCAAATCAGAAATAAAGCATTGAAAACAATGAAGAAATCAAGGTTTCCCTCTAAACTTCATGAAGCTACCTTTCAGCTTTTCCTAAAGGCACCTCGCAATCTTACAAATAAGAAGATAGCAGAAGATACAGGTTTAAGCCAAGCTTGGTTAACCGACTTCAGTAAAAATAGAATAGATCAAATACCGGCTGGCAAGCTGGAAGCTCTCTATAACTATCTGTCATCAACGCCATTTGAAATTTAAAATCGAATGAACAAATTCGAAAACATTCCCTTAGAGATGAGGGAACATAAAGCTTGGGTACTGTGGAAGTATGTTGATAAAGGAAAACCAAAGCTAGATAAAATTCCTTACTCGGTAAGTAATTATCAAGCAAGTCCTACTAATCCTAATGATTGGTCTGACTTTGATAACGTCATACGTTGCTATAATGTTGGTGGCTATGATGGCATTGGGTTTGTATTTAGTAAGAACGATCCTTATGCGTTTATAGATTTAGATGTAAAAGCTGGCGAGCAACCTTCGGATATTCAACAAAAGATTTTAAATGAATTTGATACTTATTCGGAGCTTAGCCCATCTGGCAGAGGTTTGCATCTTATTGTTAAAGGTTCTGTTTCGCGTGATCGTAATTTCGGTGGAGTAGAGCTTTATTCAAATACTCATTATGCAACAATGACTGGAAATGTATTTGCTAATAAACCTATTGCCGAGCGAAACGATTTGCTTAATCAACTTTATAAGCAAATGGATGAAAAGCTAAATTGTAATGCCAATTTAAATGTTCCTGATGTTGTTGAAACTCAATCTGATGAAAGCATTCTAGAATTAGCTCATAAGCATAATTCAGAAAAGTTCTATCCCTTATCATTAGCTCAATGGCAGGGAAAATATGTTTCTCAGTCTGAAGCTGATCAAGCATATATGAATATTATTAGTTACTATACAGATAATCGAGAGCAAGTTAAACGTATTTATTGTCAATCTGAATTAGCTAAAACAGACGCAAAGCGAAAAACACAAGCTTATCTAAATCGTACAGTGAATACAGCCTTTGATCAAAAATTACCCACAATAAACATAGATGGATTTAAAAATGCATTGGAGGAAAAACTTGAACAACAGAGAGCAGAGCAGCAATCAAAAATTGATGGCAATATATCTTACCTTAATGGCCATTCCACTATTGATACTAATCTTGATTTAACAACTAAGGACGTGTCGCCAAGTGGTTTAAGGCCGGCTGCTCATAACAGCCTTATCGCAGGTTCAATCCCTGCCACGTCCACCATTCAACCTCCTTTTGGTCTCATGGGAGATATTGCACGTTTTATTTATGATGCCGCTCCACGTCCTGTTCCAGAAGTGGCAATAGCCGCTGCAATAGGTTTTATGGCTGGTATATGTGGTAGAGCTTATAATTTTAATGATACTGGTCTTAATCTATACATTATGTGTTTAGCTAAAACAGGACGCGGAAAAGAAGCGGCGGCATCAGGTATTGATAAAATTATTAATGAAGTTCAAAAGCAAGTTCCTGTTGCTTCTGAATTTATTGGTCCTAGCGAAATTGCTTCAGGGCAAGCATTAGTTAAATATATCGCTAATAAGTCTCCATGCTTTGTTTCTATTCTTGGAGAATTTGGAATTAGACTACAAATTATGTCAGACAATCGTTCTAATAGTGCTGAAAAAACATTACAAAAAACACTATTAGAATTATATCAAAAATCTGGGCATGGTCAGATTATGCGTTCTTCTATATATGCTGATAAAGATAAAAATACAAATGATACTTTTTCGCCAGCATTTTCTATTCTTGCTGAAGGTACCCCAGAAACAGTTTATGAGGCTGCTGATGAAAATATGATTTTAAGTGGTCTTTTGCCTAGGTTTATAATTTTAGATTATCAAGGAGATAGGCAACTTTTAAATGAGAATAGAAATGTTATCCCTGATGGAAACTTAATTAGAGATATCGCTCATTTAATGTCAAATGCTAAAACCTTGATGGCCAATAGGACTGTAAAGTATGTATCTTTAAATTCTAAAGCAAAAGCATTATTAAAAGAGTATGATGAATTTACAACTAGTAAAATTAATTCAAAGGAGGAGCATAAAGCAATTATTGAATTATGGAACCGTGCTCACATTAAATGTATTAAACTTGCTTCTTTAGTTGCTATTGGTATTAACATAAATGATCCTATCGTAACTGAGAATGAATTTATATGGGCTAAGAATATTGTGGAAAGCGGCATAAATATATTATCAAAAAAGTTTTCTTCTGGACAAGTGGGCAAATCATCAAATGAGCTTAGACAGATTAATGAAGTAAAAAGAATATTTGTAGAATTTGTTAAAATGAAACCCGAAAAGCTTAAGAGTTACCAAATATCAGAGCAATTATATAATGCTAAGACAATACCATTAGCATTTATATCGCGCAGATTATCTAATAATATTGCTTTTAAAAATGATCCTATCCCGAGTGCCTCTATCCATAGAGCTATTAAAAATTTACTTGATACTGATTTTATTGAAGAGGTTCCAAAAGATAAAGCTAGAGAATTAGGAGTTAAAAGGCAGAGTTTATATATGATATCAAACATGTCAATACTAGACGAAATGTTAGATGAGTAGCTCTTTACCGTCATTCATATTATAATATATTAGGAGAACTCAATCGGTAAAATAGTATTCGTATTTGCTGTATTAGGGATTTTGGGGTCAAAGAATACGGTTTTTCATCATAGATTTCAAAGACTTACGGACCATATTAGAGCATATTACATATTACGCTTATAAGAGAGAAAGAAAGAGACCATTTCACTAGTAACTTCATACTTTAATTCACCATTTTAATTCACCATTTTAATTACTTTCTTTCTTCTAATATATTATAATATGGTATATATATAAAGAAAACAAGCACTTAAGAGAACTACAAAGAAGATACATATTAGCAGCATTAAAATGGAGAGAAAAAGTTGATAATTAATCATAGAAAAGGTGAGAGCTATCAGCACTCTGCGGCTAAAGCAGTGTTTAAATATTGGCTTAATAGCAGTAATGGAAAATTTGGACCATTTGACTGGCGAGGTAAAGTGTGGGAAGAATATCCATTTATTAGTTATAATGAAGTACAGATATGGAGAGAACGAGAAACAAGCATAATTATGAAAAATCCGCCAATTCCAACATATGAAGAATTAGCAATATCAAACATAAAACCCATTGCTATAGCCGATATTGTAATAGATCATAAAGGTGGAATTTATTATATTGTTGAAATAGTTCACAAACATGATATAAGCGAGCAAAAGATAGCTAAGCTGAAAAAGATTAGCTTTGGTTGGGAAACAGAAATTTGGAGAGTGGAGGCTCATTGGATATTAGCACAAATAGAGCGACCAACAAACTTTCCAGAAGCTTGTATTAGAAGAATTGATTAACTGTGGGCAAAGGAGAAGACAAATGAGCGTTAAAGAATTAAAGTTAACTGATAGCTACAATAGAGGACTTTACTTTAGTAAGTTTGCTGGTCAAATATGTGTTACCCCTGTTGTTCATAGAATTGGAGACACAATAGCATTAGACCGCAACCAAGCTCACTTACTAATGTTGTATTTGCAGGAGCATTTGAAATGAATGATAAAATAGAAAATTGTACGATGAATAGAAATTGGATTTGGAATGGTCGCGAATATATGGATATTATAATTTGGAATGCTGCTCTAGAAGATGCAGCATTGACAGCAGAGAAGTATGAAGCTAATATGATAGCTTATGAGATTAGAATGAGGAAGAAGAAATGAGTGAAAAGAATGGACTTAAAATAGCTCAGGAAAAAATGATGAAAGCTGCTAGAAAATTTAAATTTGAAAATTGTGAAAAAGATTGTTATGCTAATGAGATTTGGAACGCAGCAATAGAGGCTGCTATTGAAAAGATTAGATATGAATTTGTAGCTCCTGCTGTAATTATTAAAATGCTTAAGGAATTAAAGAAATGACTAACGCTCGAATGAAGCAGCACCTAGCAGTTATTAAGATTGCTGCTAGCTGGAAAAGGAAGATTATTGAAAAGGGAATGCTGCGAGCTAGGTGCAAGTGTCCATTTTGTGATAAGGGATATTGGCATGGTGTAATCAGCGGGGATATTAACAAAAAGCTAAATATGTATTGTGATGGCTGCTATGTGAAGGTGGAAGAATGATATATAGAGCACAAAAAGCTATGTACGGTAACCATTGGGTTATTCAGCGGCAATTTCCTTGCATTAATGGTCTTTATGCTTGGTTTGATATTTGTATGATTGATGAAGCTAGCGAAGAAGAATTAGTCTATACAGAAGGTGCTTTTGGTAAGGCTGAAGAAAGAGCTAATATAATTGCTAGTGCTTTGAATTGTAATAAAGCGTGATCAAAGAAAGTTTAAAATAAATGTTGCAATTGGAAAGTTAGCTGCTATAGTATGGATATCAACAACGGAGAGAGCAAATGACAAAGATTGAAGTTCTCGGAAACGATGGAAAGACTTGGTATCTTTGGCTCAATGATGTGTCTGATGTTCTTAAGGAGTTAGGTAGAGCTTTAAAAGTTTATGATGTTGCTAGAGTAAATAACGAATACACTGTTACAAAAAAAGATTTATATATGTAGATTATTTCAATTAGCCGGTTGACATTTAAAAGTTGACCGGCTATAGTGGCTAGCAACAGGAAAGGAATATAAAATGGAACGAGATGTTCAATACGAAATGGACGTGCTGGAGCAAATGTTTATCGATGGGAAGATTGACGATAAAGAGTATGATGAACGAATGGAAGAATTGATGAAGCTGGCTAATGAAGTGGAGGATTAAACATGCCTCATATAATCCACTTCAGCGAAATGTCGGTAGAAGTTTCCCAAGACGATTACATTGGTCATTGGCAAGCTTGGGAAGCTGGCACATATGATTGTGATTGCGATCAAGATGGCTACTTCGTCACTTGCCCAATTGGTAGTGGCTCAACGATGTTGGAAGCTATTGCTGATTTGGCTGAGGTGTTGGAGGCGAGGCAATGAAGCCTTGGGATAAACCACACCCTATGGCTAGAAAGTGTGCCTACTGTGGCTCACAAAAACCGGGAATGCAGCCATTGCGATTAAATGGTAAAAGAGGCTATTGGCATTTGAAATGCTTTGAGAAAGCTAAGGAAGAGATAATTGCTAAAGCTTGGGCAGACAACCGCTCAGAACGCTAACCCAAGCCCTTGCGGCTTTTGCTGGTGCGTTCGTTTGGCTAGGGCTTAGGTTGGCTACCTTCTGGCAAAACGCTTACCAGCAACGTTCTAATTGCGTTTAAATGGGTAGCAAAAACGCATAGCTCCTGAGATTTGAGCCTCTACAAATTTGCATAGGTACTTAGGTGAGTTAAAGCAAAATAATTAAAGTTTTTGAAAAAAGTTCTTGCATTCCTGTATGAACCGTCTATTGTATGGTTATCGGCAAACGGGAGATACAAAATGCGCTTCATCGTAAAGGGAATTAATGACGACAAGTCTTTCTGCGAATGTTGCGGCAAGTCTGGTTTGCAGCGTGTTGTTTGGATTGAAGATACAGAAACAGGTGAAATCAAGCATTTTGGAACGTCTTGCGCAATGAAGCCGGCTAAGGGTTTTGATTGTATCGTTGAAATTAAGTCTGCCATCAAGCAAGCTAAGGAAAACGAAAAGCGGATTTGTTCTCATGCTGGTTATCTTTATCGCAAGACTTACAACGGCTCGCTTGAGCATGGTGTTGATGAAGATGGGCCGTTTACTAAGTATTCTGACCGCGTTCTTTGGGCGCGTTGCTTGAAAGAAGCGGAGGTGTTTTATGGCTGACGAAGAATATTGGACTTACAAGGCATCAACTCCAACACCTAGTTGGATTGATGCTATTTGGTGCGGCGCAATATCATCAAAGATAACAGAAAAAGAGTGGTATCAATTAAGCCCCGGAATGCGGAGAGAAATAGTTAGAGCTAAAATTAAAAATAATTTGAAAATAATTTAAAATAATAGTTGACTTTGATTTTAGTCCGTCTATAGTGATGAATAACAGATGGAGAGAGAAGATGTTTACAAAAGCAATGGTTCTCACTGGTCAAGGCTCTGATCGCGTTTATCTGACAACAGATAAGCCTAGCTCATTTCCTATGTATTCCGATCCTCTTACGTTTTCATTTGAGGCTGCCAGTGGAACTGGCGTTGCTTATGTGAAAGAGCATTTTAGTTTAGATGCTGAGATTGTTGATCGTGGTGCAAAAGTTCAGCATAAGAAAGTTTAAAATAAGAGATTGACTTTAAAATGCCAAACACTTATAGTCTGAATATTGAATATCAAATAGCAAATAGGAAAAGGATTACACAATGGTTACACTTTCACTCGGAACTAAGAAGCGGACTTTTAAGAGCATTCGCGAGGCTGCTGATTTCTATGGCCTTCCATATATGACGATTTATATGAGGCTAAGGATGGGCTTGAAGCCTGCTACGGCAGTTAAGAAGCCTGTTAGGAAGTATGTGAAGAAGTCTAATGAGGTGTTGACAACTAACGCTTAGCCTGTTAAAAGAGTTTAAGTGCCTCATAGCAGCAATGATCAAGGGTTGGTCTAACTGGTTAGTCACTAAAGGGCGAAATTGAGTAGCACCAGTGACTTTAGAGCTTTTAAGCTAATCAGGACAGCTTTAGAGAGTTGACCTTAAAAGAGAGCCTAAATCTAAGATCAGGATGCTATGAGGATAAGCTAGGCTAGTTGCCAATCCCCCGGCTGGTAGCTAGCCTAGCACTTATTTTAAATAGGAGGAATAGGAAAATGAAAATTATTGCAAGTCAAGGTTATGGGAAGCAACAGACAGTTTCTCTCATTGAAGCTATTGAAGGTTCAATCGGAAGTCCTTTGACAGAAGGACAGATCGAAACTATTCGTGACGAGCTTAAAGATAGTATTGCAATGTTAGCTAAACTAATTAGCTTTCTATATGATAATAAGTGTTTAACAAAAGAGCAAATTCAAAGTATGTTTGGATTTAGATATAAAATAGAGGAATAGGAAAATGATCCGCGATATTATTCAAGGCTCACTTGAATTTGTGTTGCTTAGCTGGGCAGGCATTGCCGTGTTTGGATTTATTATTGGAGTGTGGGGATGACACTTGACGAAGCAACTACTAAGCTCGGTGATAGAGCTAAGCTAATTGATGATTTTGATAGTGGAATGAGCTACAAAGCTGTAGCTGAAAAGTATAGCATTCCTATTGGAACGGTTAAAAGTCGCATTTCGCGAGGTAGAGCTATTATTAGGAAAATTGATGACACACAGTAAGACGCTCATTGGAACTATAACGGATAAGGCCAGAGTTAGCTTCAGTAATCCTGTCGATATTACTGCTAAGGAATGGGTTAAATTGTGGGAACAGCATTGGCTTGCTACTGCCAAGGCTTGGCGCGATGAGCTACAGGCTGAAGGCTTGATTGAAACAGTTGAGGCTTTGAATAAAACAATTGCATTTTTTGAGAAAGTAGGAGGCAGTGACTAAAATCTATTGCCCTGAGCTTTACCCACAGAAATCTAAAAAATATCGCAATAAAGAACTTGACAAACTATTCACGATTTATTGCAATGAAAATAAAGGTATTGACGAGGATATTATTGCAATGAGTTTAGCTGATAAAATTGGCTGGTCAGAGAGCAAAGTCAAGATGTACCTGCGAAAGCTAGGACTTAGGAAATTTACGTGCCATTTAAATAAAGTAAATAGGTGATAAAATGGAATTTGTATCAATTGCAATTGGATTTTTAGCTGGTGCTCTATTTGGTCACGCAGCGTTTCTATATCAATCGGAAGAACAACTTATAGAAAGAATTAAAGAAATTCGCTACCAGAAAAGACTTAGAGAAAAGACATTTAAAGAAGTTGATGAAGATTTGAAAGATATTTAGGTTGACAACCTAAATCAAACCGTCTATTGGGTGAGTAAGCCTGTTGAAGAAAAGGTTTATGACGGAAGGTGATTAAAACTATTGACTGCCCTAGGCTAACCGTCTAGAGTAGTTTTGAATGGAGCTTAAATATGAAAATAGATTATAATCAGCCTTGGTTTTATGCTGGCCCTTATGTTCCTAGTGGTGTTTTGTATGCTACTAAGAAAGACTGCAACTATTGTCATTGGTTAATTCCCGGCTATGAGCGAGCTTATGACGCTTTTGGTGTGATTAATCAATATAATCCGCCAGATTGGTTTAAGCCATGAAATATCTAATTGGGCTATCACCATTGCTAATGGTGTTGGTGCTAGTGATTGTAGCGAGGTAAAATGACAGATACAGAACGATTAATCGACGAAGAAACCCGCATTTGGCTAGTCGTGCTAGAACGTGACGTTAACGATATTGTCGACCGTTTAATTATTAAAAGAGACAAGTGCTTGCCAAGCGATAAATATCCCTATAGATATATTGTTCGAAAGTTAGAGCAATGTCTAGGGGCTATTCATAAGGCTCAGGATAAGGTGGAAAATGGATAACGATTTGTGGTCTTTAAGAGGTAAACGGGGAACGCTAGAAACTATTGAAGCTTTAATTAATGATAACGAAAGAAGGCTTGATTTAGGTATTCCGTCTAACTTTTTATGGTCTAGACGAAGTGAAATTTTAAAAGATATTTTAGCAATACAATTAGCTAATTATCAAAAATAACTGTTGACTTGCTCTAGTGGGGCTGTTAAGGTGGATAAATCAACTAGTGGAGACTAGAAATGATTGAGACCTTCATTCACGAATTTCCTAAAACACCAGTTTCACCAGCTTATAAAGCCTTGGCTGCGCGCCGTGGATTTAATATTTATCCTGTTGCTATGTTTGAAGGTCGCCAATGCTATGTTTTTAATTCATTTCGCTGTTTTGGTGGAAAAGGCCGCAATTATCATACTAAAGTTCAAGTTATGTTTTTGGATAATGAGGAAATTAAGTGTATTCCTAGCGGAGAATTTGCTAAGAAAGCTAAAGCGCCAAAATAGGAGAGTTCTAAATGATTTATGCTGTTCATGTTACTGTAAACACAGATAGAAATGAAACTAGTCATTATGTTGAAGCGTCTAGTTTAGATACTATCTTACATGATGTGCTTCATAATTATCCTAATTGTACAAGTTTATTAATGTCAATTGTGCCAAAAGTAAAACAAGAATTTCCAATCGGAAAAGAATATCAAGGACCGGGTTAAATAATTAAACATTGACAACCTAGCTTTAACCGGCTAGGTTGTCTTCACACCGCTGGATAGTGGAAAGGAATATGAAATGAGAATAGTGAAAGATAACTCAGATACAAACTTATCTAGTCTTAAGATTGTTGATGATGAAGGTAATATTCTTGTAAAATTTAGTGGCCCAATGTCATATTGTGCTGCTGGTGCTTTCATTAAGTATCATGATGAAAAAGGCTTGGTTAGATTTGCCCTTGATCGTTGTAAGGAGGCTTAAGCAATGGCTAAAGCTACAGGTATCGCTCAATTCTCGCAGGGACGTTCGGACATTAACCGAATTGATCCGCGTCTTTTGGTTATCGTCCCCGGTTTTAACATGCGGGAAGAAAGCCCTGAGCTTGATGCCCACATTGACATGCTTGCTCAGTCAATTGCCGAAGTTGGCGTTAAGAAGCCAATTGAGGTTAAGCTTGAAGATGGTAAGCTTTTAGTTCGCGAGGGACATTGCCGCGTTCGAGCTTCAATGAGAGCTATCGAGGTTTATAAGGCTGATCTAAAGACAGTGCCAGTTGTTAGCGTTGATCGCTATGCTAACGAAGCTGACATGATCTTAAATCAAGTTGTGGGCAATAGCGGTAAGCCGTTCACAACCATGGAGCAAGCCAAGATTTTTAAGAAGTTGCTTGACATGGGATGGCAGCAGGGAGAGATTGCCAAGAAAGTTGGAATGTCGAATGGTCGAATTAGTCAAATTTTAGATTTGCTAACAATGCCGCCGTCTGTGCAGTCTGCGGTGATCGCTGGTACGATTTCAGCTTCGCTGGCACAACAGACGGTCAAGGCTGCGGAAACGCCTGTAGCGGCTGCTCAAGCCCTTCAGGCTGCTGTTGACAAGGCTACTGAGGAAGGGCGAAAAGTTAAGCCGAGTGATGTTCAGGCTGCACCAAATCTGCGAACAGTGCTTAAGAATGCCTTTGATAATAGTGATGTTGATTGTAGTGAAGAGACCTTGACACAAGGTAGTGTTGTAATTACAATGCCGGTTGAGGACTTTGAAAAGGTTAGGAAGCTTCTAGAATTGTGATTAAAATTGAAAATAAAGGTTGACTTGCTTTATAGATACGTCTATAAACAAGTCAACCTTGGAGATTAAACCATGTCTTTTGAAGCTGGCAAGCAAGCATTTCTTTCTGGTAAGTCTCAGAGTGACAATCCTCACACTTGCGGCTTTACCAAGCTTGGAGCAGTCAAATTGACTGAAGAAGGTATCGATTGGGACCGTGGTTTTGTTTCAATGATTAAGCATATTCCTACACAAAAAGAAATTCAGGCTTCTAGGTCGGTTGATCTTTCTCGTTTTCGTCGCAAATCTAATAGGTATTACGGGAAATAAGCTATCACGGCTATGGCAAGGAACGCGATTGGGCGTAAAGCAGCAGATTGAGGCGCATTAACACATGAGCCAAGGAGAGGGTGGATTATTGACGCGGGGTATACACTTCGTTAGTAAGGTAGCCATAGCCATACGTTTAAAGATTAGGAAGTTGCTGGAGCTTTAGCCATGGAAAAAATTAAAGCTAAACGACAATGGGCTGATCAATACGGCTCACAATGGTATAAGCATTATGATGGAACTCCGCCACATGACGATGATAACGATTATGTGTGGACTGGTGCTTATTGGGAACGTGTTTGGCACGATGATGGATTAGACGAAGTTTAAGAGTTATCCCGCTGGTAAGCAATGGTGGCTAAAAGCCTTGAAACCATGGTCTAGCTGTAGGAATTAACCAGTCCTGATGAAGGACAAGATACAGCCGGGACAATTCTAATACCTGCCTTTTCCTGAGGGGTAGAGCCGGTAGCAATATAGCGTGACCGGCAAATAAGGAATAGGAAAATGACGCTCAAAACTTGCCCATTTTGTAATAGCGAAGTTGAGTTAGAAGGTTTTGGTTATTATCATCTTGGAGACGAAACACACCAAATTGCTTGTAAAAATATACAATGTAAAATAAGACCTATTATCATTCGAGATCAACACGAAGATTATTTTGATATAGAGGAAGAGTGGAATACTAGATATGTCTGAATACAAACTCTATCTAGCTAATCGTTGCCCCGGCAAATCCAATAGCCAAATCCTACTCGACTTAATTAAACTCTGCCAAGCTAAAGGTAGGACAATTACTATTGGAACAGCATTTCCAGCCTTGAGATACAAAGAGCTAAGGGAAGTGTTTCCAGATGTTTTGATGGTGGTTGAGGAATATGGGGTTAAAGTAATAGGGAAGAAGAAATGAATAGCCAAGACAAAGTAAGTGAGGCTTGTGAAGGTTTTGAAAATATTAAATCCTATATGCTGACTAAATTTGAAGCTAGAGGAATTGAGATTACAGCACTTCAGTCAATAGCTATCAGCCTTAAGCGGATTGCTGATAAGCTAGAGCTATCGCAAAAGCAGCCTATCATGATGACTAAGGAAGATGCTGAAGAATATTATAGAAAATATAAAACACATCCGGGTAGTGGATCATGACAAATCAATTTACTTGCGCCGTTTGCCAAGGCACCTTTGATAAAGGTTGGTCAGACGATGAAGCTCGCCAAGAGCGTTCAGAAATATTTGGTGAATGGAAGGACGAAGATTGTGTTATAGTTTGTGATGATTGTTTTGTAAAGCCTATGTCCTATGAGGAGTTAAAAGCTAAAGCTAGAAAGGATATGGCAGTTTATTATAGAGCAGAACGCAAGAGCAATCCTGCAATTGCTAGAATGATTTGGAAAACAACTAAAGAGATAGAGAAGCAAGTAAAAGATGCTATTTTATATGGAACAGGATATAGAATATTTAATGAAGATGACTCAACAGAGCATATTGGCTTAGCGAGATTGCTGAATGATAACTCCTGAAAGCTTTGTAGATGGCTCAGAACGTGGAGAACAGGTTGCTTTATTCGCATGGGCTGGTCTCAATCAACACCTTTACCCACAATTAAAGTGGCTTTATGCTATTCCTAATGCCAATAGCCATAGAATGGTGGCAGAAGGGGTTAGGGCTGGTGTTAGTGACGTGTTTTTGCCATGGCCTAATATAGCTGTTGGAAACCATGGTGCTAGTGGTCTCTATATCGAGATGAAAACAGAGAAACGACGCAATCAAAAGAATGGTGGATTGTCACAAGATCAGATAGATTTTATTGACTATGCAACTAAAGCCGGATATAAGTGCCATGTGTGTTACTCATGGATAGAGGCTAAGAAAGCAATAGAGGAATATTTAAATGGCTGAAAAACTCGACTTAAGCGGCAATGGTAAAGCCTCAGACTTTGAAATAGACAATGCTGCTGATGAAATCTTTAATATCTTAAGAATATTTGATAGCCCAAAGGATGCAGCGGTTGCTTTAGCATATGCTCATATTAAATTTATTAAAGCAACATTTCCACCAGAATATAAGAAAGAAGCTATTGACGCTATTGATGGACAAAATAAGATTGTTAAAGCAATCATAGAGGAAGGATATCAGTAATGGCTGAAACTCGCCTGCAAACACTTTACCGCTATCGCAATGAAGCTATGCTTTCTCCAAAAGAAAATAAACTTTATTTGGAAGATTTGGCTTTGAGTATTGAAGCTGAAAAGCGGAAGCCTATTTATGATTTGGTTGTAATGCACGGGTTTGAATTAAATAAGGAATAGGAAAATGAAATATGTATTAGTTTATTGGGTGATTGGCTGTATGTTTGTTGGATTTGCTGAAGGCGACTATCATACTAAATGTCCAAATGATGAAATAGTTGTAAATGAGATAATAGGTTTGGTTGCGATTTATCCAGCCTCGTTTTTTTCTTTATTTACTGATAGAGCACCGCGCAAATCTGAATGTAAGAAATAAAAGGAATAGAAAAATGGACGATGAAATGATTGAAAGGTTAGCTAAAACTTTAGTTGATCCTAATTGTTCTCCTTTGGATATTGGTGGAACTCCTTTATGGAAATTTCAAATCCCTAAAGTTATTAATATGCTTAAAGCTCTCCGAGAGCCTACAGAAAAGATGACTACAGCAGCAGGTGTTAATAGCCATACTCAAGCAAGAGCCATTTGGTTGCGTATGGTGGACGCTATTCTAAATGATTAGCGCCCATCTCCACCGAGATTTAAAAATTCAATGGCTCGAAAGCCTTTTGACTGCCGAAGTTGCTTATTGGCTTATCCACAGTTTTAGCCCTGAGCGCTATAATAATCCGGATGATGTTATTGCTTATGCTTGCGAAATGTTGCATAATAAATCTAGGTGTCCTAAGCTAGCTAATGAATTTGAGGCTCAATTGTGGGCAATGTTTAAGATGGAGAAACCGAAATGAACACTAAACCATGTCCTAGCTGTGGTGAAGAAATTGACGAAGATTGCGATATCTGCGAAGATTGCGCAATGGAGATAGATGATACAGAAGAAGACGAAGAAGAGGAGGAAGAATAAAATGGGAGCTTCGCCTATGCCTCCAGAACTTGCTAGAGGCATAATTGGTTTTATATCAATAGTATTATTTGTGCTTGCTATTGGCTCGCTATTCTCATGGTTGACGCCATGAAAATCTTTGTATGGCTTGCCGGTCAATCAGGCCCTTATGCTCAATTATGGCATGAGGAAAGCCCTATGTCTGGCGAAGGAAAAGCTAAAGTAAATCCATTGTTTCAGTATAAATTGACTGATGAAGAAGACCAAAGTTGGAATAGTGGTGTTCTTACACTAAATGATTTGATGGAAAGGTTTAAGGATGAAGTGGTTTGATAAAATTGATTGGTGGATTGTATTAGTTGCTGCTTTATTTGCAATAGGATATTGACTAGAAAAATGACCAATTTTGAAATCATTCTAGCAGGTTTTGGCATCAGTCTAATGATTTTAGGTGCTGCTTTAATTTGGGTGTCAAAATGACCCACAAAATCTCTTTCTACATGGATGGGTTTCAAAAAATTGATTATTGCGTCATTTGTAGCAAAGAAGCAGAGCAACTAATCGAGGAATGCAAGTCTCTTGCCGCAATTTGCTCTAATTGTGGGCAAAAATATTATGAGCCTGATTGCCCACAATGTCAAAAAATTCGTCAAAAGTTCTTGACAAACTCTCGGGACTTTCCTAAATCTGAGATATTGAATAACCTATTCAATTCAAAAAACAAAAGGAACTAAATTATGAACGTTGAGTTGCTTCGAGCTATCGCTAATGCTACTGCTGCCAATACTGTTGTGTATGTTTCCAAGGAAGACGGACTTCCCTTGCTTCAGAACAGCCCTGCCTTGATTGATGTCAATGCTAATCAGACTGACCCTGAAGACGCTTCTAAGGTTGCTGCACGCATTACTGAGGCTGGCGTGAACTATCTTGCTGCCAATGCCGGTCATGCTCAGAACAAGCCCATGTCTGCCTTTGCTGTGCAGTCTGGTGGTCTTGTGCTGCCGAAGGTCAAGCGTGGTGGTTTTGGCTCTGGTGCTCCTGTTAAGTATCCCTTTGATACGATGGGAGTTAATGATTACTTCTTTGTTGCTAACACTGCGGTTAGCAAGGGAGATGCTTTCAAGACCATGGGAAGCGCGGTGGGTTCTGCTAACCAGCGTTATCAGGTTGATGTTATTGGTGAGAATGGACAGCCTGAGATGCATGAAGTTACTCGCGTTAAGCGTGGCGAGGGTAACAAGGCATTGAAGGATGCTACTGGCCAGAACGTCAAGGAAACTGTTACGGTAAATGTTAAAAAGTCTACTCGAAAGTTTACTGTGCGTGCTGTGCAGGCTGGTGTAAGCTATGGTAGCTTTACTGCACCAGCAGATGGCGCAGTCATCGTTAGAAGCGAATAAACTTTAACGCTTGTCTACTCTCACAACTCCGGTGAGAGCGATCTATTGGTGACAATAGATTGGGGTTAAAGTTTTACCCTAGTCTCGAAAGGGACTAGGGTTTTAAAATGTAAGGAATAGAAAATGGAAATAATCGAACCAGATATTCAAGAAATTATTTTAGATATTCTCCCATCAAATGGGCAATTAGCCATGGAACTAATGTGTCAATTAACGGCTAATATGATTTTAAGTATTCCAAATTCTAATATTAATAATGTTATAGAACGTATTAAATTTTATCTTGCTGAATACGAAGGAACATAATGCCCTACAATAAATATACTCGCGGTGCAGAAAATAAGCGCTTAGACGAAATCAACACTCATTGCCCTATCGTTGTTTTTGTTATTGACTTACAGAATGAAGACGAGGTAGTATATCAAACTGAATTAGACTACGCGAATTATGCAGATCGAAAGAGACTTGGCCGGCTCACGTTCTGGGCAGTAATGAATGGTCATAGTGTTGAAACAATGTCTAAGGCTGATAGTGAGCCACCATTTGTTGGAGGATGATGAATATGAAGTCAATAGAAATAGATAGGGAAGAACAGCAATTTAGACTATTTATGATGAAACTTCAGCATATGCTTCATTGTTATATAGCAGACACCAATCAGCATGAAGTTTGGGACAGGTTATATGAATTTTTTAAAGATGAAAATATTGTTGTTATTAGCAAAGAACAATTTTTGTACTATGAACAACTTAGAAAGCTTTCAATTGAGAGCCTAAATTTAACTGGATTAGGCGAATGAGCGACTTATATCACGTTAGGCAATATCATCCAAGCTATTGTGATTTTGAAGATGCTGTTGCCCACAATATTGCTTATGATAAAATATTAGAATGCCCTTGGTTTAGAAATTTTGAACATAATGGAGGATTTGAAAAGTTTGTGATTGAGCCTTATGCCAGAGATGAATTAATCATAAGCGCTTGCTATAAAAATGGTAAGCATTGGGTTGCTGGATTTGCTATTCCTGTTACTTCTAAAGCTATGTCTCCTAATGGAGATTTAATGGTAAATAATTGGAGATATAATCCTAAATGAACAATGATAAATATAATAATGGCTATACTCACGAAGCTTTACATTCTGCTCACATAGCTTGTGATTTATGGGATAGCCATGTACTTCAGACACGTTGTGCTGAGGAATTTCCTGATGTTAAAGAAGCTGCTGAAAAAGTTGCTGAAGCGATGTTTAATGTTTATCAACTGATTGGGCAGAAGTTTAAGGATTGACATGTCCGACTACGCAAATCAATTAAATATCAAAATAGCTGAAGTTGCTCGCTTAACATTCAATGATATTGTTCAAGTGGACGGTCAACACGAAGAAATTAGAGGATCAATTGAGATTGTTGTTCATTTTGATTTTCTTAAAGTTGTGCGAGATGCAATTAACCAAGTGATTGTTAATCATGAAGAGAATTTAGCTAAGCAGGTTGAGGCTAATAGGAAGATGAATTAAAGTTAGTCCGTTTACCCCAATTGGCAGAGGGATGGCACTTAAAATGCTTTCAGTGTCAGTTCAAATCTGACAACGGACACCAAAAATGAAAGGATGTTATGACAGACGAAGACGAAACATTAAACTTAGAAAGTACATTACTTTTCTTGATATTACTATATAGTGTTGGATATGTGTTCTACTCATTAATTTAAAATAGGAAATATAAAATGCTAATAGCTCTGTATAAAACAAAGAAAGACCTTGAAAAGCAAATTGGTAATAGGCTGCTGTTTTGTGAGACTGAGACAGTGTTCGGAAGTCAATACGTATCAACTGGTAAATTTTGTATTTTTAGTGATCCTAGCTTTATAGACTGCGATAGGTATCACGCTATAATAAAAATGAAAAATGATTTAATTGAAAGTGTGAGTTAGGGATTGACAAGCTAAAGTACCAATGATAAAGTGGCTTTTCAAATAGGGAGAATGAGATATGATGATTGCTCTTTATGTTTCAAAGAAAGCACTTAAGGAAAACATCGGTAAACATCTCAAGTATCGTGAAACTTCAATGTTTGGTTCTGAGTACAAGTCAAATGGTACATTTTGCGTCTGCAATCGTCCTAGCATTACTGGTATTAAAGGACGCGAGTTTTTTGCAGAAGTGACTATGAAAGATGATTTAATTGCTAAAGTCTCTTGACACCACTCTAAAAACCCCCTAATCTAATCCCAATTGCAAATCACCTAATAATATTCTGGGGCCACTTGACAAAGGTGGCCCCTTTTTGCATTTTAAAGCATGAATTTCTTCGATACCCCTTTTGATGCTCGCAAGGTTGATCCAAGGCCCTATGACCCTTGGCAACAGCGTTCCAGCTATCAAGAGCCTCCAAGGCCCGATTTTGCTGATGATGAAGAGTTGCGAAAGTCCTTTGGAATATGCCTTGGAAAGGGATTAGAGCCGTTTCCAGCAGGGTTAGAGCTATTCCCCAAGGAAACCTCCAAAGCATTGTGGGCAAGCGTCCATTGGTCAAATGATCCGATTGTTATAGCCGCGCGTGATGCCTACAAGAAAACTCTCAAGAGCTTTGAGAAACCGCTTGACAAGGAGGAACTTTTAAATGAGGTTCTGACAAGAGCAAGACAAGCTCCTGAAGATAGGGACGCAGCTACTTTATTTAAACTTTATTCTGAGATTGCTGGTTTCACTGGTAAAGTTGAACCCGTTAATGTAAACAATAACACAAATAATACAATGAAGATAACTTTTGTGAGCGGGACTCCAAAAGAAGCACCAAAAGTAATAGACCACGTTAGCTCCGATAAATCAAAAATACTAAATGAAGACACTGTTAAGCTGAAGTTGGTCGGTGGTACTCGTTAGTGCTTTTGGTAAGATTTAAAACTGTGAAACCCTAGGAGCTATCATTATGTTTAAAAAGCTTATGCTTGGTACTGCTGCTTTGATCTCTACTGTTGGTATTGCTCTCGCTATTTCTGGAAATCAGTTAGGCTTTCCGATTATTGGCGGTGCTTCTTATTGTGCCAGTCTTGGTAACGGTGGTGTTTGCAATAGTACTATCTCGGCTGGTCCTGCTGTAACTGGCAATGAAACCATCATTGCTAATACCAATCTCCCTAATGGTCAAAATCCTCAAACTGGTTTGCTTTCTATGGCAGACTTGGGAGCGCTTCCTTATCAGTATGTAGTTGCTACTAACGCCACTACTGCAACTGTTTTATCTACAACTGGCAAACTTGTTCTTGATCCTGCTACCACTTTGACCACTTATGGTATTCAACTTCCAGCAGCTAGCACATTAGTTGATGGTCAAACTATTGAAATCAGCTCGTCCAATACTTTGACCGCTTTGCTTATTGCTGCTGGCTCAGGCTCTACTGTTAAAAATAACCCCACAGCATTAACTGTTAGTACTACAGCATCGTATGGATATAAGTTTATCTATGTGCTTGCTCAGACTGCTTGGTATCGCTTACAGTAAGGATTTTCCTATGCTGTTGGGCTTTGCCATTATGGTAGCCTTTGTGCCAAATATAGTAGGGGCTGTTTCCCCTACTAATTGGGCTGTAATGTGGATTATCTCGTCTATTATCATTTTAAAAACTAATGTTGAAATGACTGCAATTCATATAATTGGATTGCTGTTCTTATCTTATGTCGCATTATCTTTATTATGGTCTCCTCACGGAATGCTACAATTTTTTCAGCTATTCGCCTTAGCCTGCTGCTTTGCGTATGCTTCTACTAAAAAGGATATTCGAGGGATTGTTATAGGACTTTCTTTTGGATTATCAGTATCAGCCATAATTGCTATTTTGCAGTATTTTTCTATAGACATTGGAATTTATCAGATAACTCCTAAACCTGTTGGTTTATTTGTTAATTCAAACATTTTTGCTGAAACTTCAGCGATGCTTTTAATATTGATACTAATTTACAGATTGTGGTGGTTTATTCCTGTGACTATACCCGGAGTTTTAGTTAGTTCTAGAGCAGTGATAATTGGTCTTGCTACAACATTTTTAGTGTGGGCATGGAGCAAGTCTAAAATTTTGTCTATAATTTCTGCATTAATTATAGCATCTCTTGCTTTTATAGTAAATCCTAATTTATCTAGCATAGACCAACGATTTGATGTATGGCGAGATACTATTGAGGGATTTACTTTGCTCGGTCATGGTATAGGATCGTTTGAATATATATTTCCCTTATATGCAAAGCATATTAATGTTTTAGCATATCATTCTGTTAATGCTCATAATGATATCTTACAATTAATTTTTGAATTTGGGATTGGAGCGGTGCCGCTTTTTATTATGTGTGCGTTGCTCCTGAGTGTAGACAATGAGCACAAATATGCAATCATATTTTTTATTGTTATTGGATTATTTGGCTTTCCGTTATATATGGCACTCACTTCGTTTATGGCAGCTATTGTGGCGGGTCAGTTGGCTTATCATCGCTTGGCTAATCGCCCTCTTGTCCATGGCATCAGACCAACTATATCTGATTGGTTGGCAGAAGAAGAACGTAGCTATTATAGAATTGGCCGCTGATTTATTTCCGATGGATAGAAATTTAGCTTTAGGAACTTCATATTATTTTTTACTTTTACATCAACCATCTGAATTAGCGTTAGCTTATATAGATAGAGGCTTACTATATGATCCATACGCTGCTGACTTACTTAATGCAAAAATATACTATAGCTATGCGTTGGGAAAAAATGATGAAATGGTTAGAGCGCTCACTAGATTATCTGTAATTGCTCCTAATTCAGTAATAAAGAAAAAGGCAAATTAGTTCTAGACTGGAGTAAAACTTTTTAACCCAACGAAAGAAGAAGGATATTTATTATGTCTATTCCTAAAAGCCCTCCGCAAAACTACACCTCAAGTCGTCAATTGATTGCAGGAAGCGATATTAATAATTTAAGTGATAGGGTTTGTTCATTTCAAACATTAACTCCTACTGGTGCAACTCAAGCAACAGCCGCGCCAATTGATGCTGCTAATGTTGAAATCCCTGCTGGTGCCGCTGCTGCTGGTATCAGACTTCCTATATCTTATCCGGGTGCTGAAGTTTGTGTATTAAACAATAGTGCCAATACACAAAATATTTATCCCGGTGTTGGTGATCAAGTACAAAATGCAGCTAATGCTTATGCTGCTGCTAATGCTGCTGTGACTGCTGCTACCAATACTTCTTATATTTTCATTTGTATCAAAAAAGGTTTTTGGCAACGCACTGCTACATCCTAATCTTTTCCCCGCGCAAATGCGGGCTTTTTTGGATTTAAAAATTATGAAACTATCAAACCAACAGATGAGTCAAGCAGTAGCTTCCGCTCGCAAATTGATTAAAGAGCATTCAACGCCTTTTATGAACTACAACAAAATGGTCACTGATGATCAGATTTCAGAAGCGTTAACGCAGATTTTAGATAGTGTGACTTGGGTAAAATGAATATATCTTAAAGGTATAGATTATGAAAAAGATTTTATTAGCGCTAGCTTTGCTAATGTTACCCACATTAGCATTAGCTCAAAACTCGCAACGAAATCCTTGTTATAGTGTTAATGGTGTTGGTTGCAATCCAGTAGGAACTAATACACCGCTTCCTGTTACAGGAAATAGCAACGTTGCAACTTATAGTGCTAGCGCTGCATTTTCTAATACTACTGTTGGCTCTGGTGATTTATATTGTATTTATGGTAGTGTTACAAAAACTATTAAAGTTAAAGGTGCTAGAATTACAGGCGTAGCTAGTGGAGCTAGTACTACCGCAAGTTTATCTTTAGTTCGTAGATCAACGGCAGATACAGGAGGAACACCAACTGTTTTAACAAATGTTTCAAGTGATAGTAACAATCCGGCCGGAACTGCCACAGTAACTCAATATGGTGGAGCTAATTTACCCACGGCTGGAGCAACAGTTGGAAATGTTAGAAGTAGGTACATTTCACTACCATTGCCTACTGTTGTTGGCGTATCTGAAGGCTTATTTCAATTTACCCCTTATTGGGACCAACCTCAAGTATTACGTGGAGTAAATCAAGGTTTGTGTGTAAATGCTTCTGCTAATAGTACATCTTGGGCTATAGATATGGAATGGTCAGAAGAGTAAATTACTTTGGAACTCGAATTTCCCGACCGCTTATCTTTTCTTTTAACCACGTCTGCCAGATGGAAAGTAGCATACGGTGGACGTGGAGCAGGTAAGACTGAGAATTATGCTATTGCTCTTATACTTTTAAGTCGTACTAAAAAGCTTCGTATTCTTTGCGGTCGTGAATTTCAAAACTCTATTGATGAAAGTGTTAAGCAAACACTTGAAGCTAATATTGAAAATATGGGATTAAGCGACGAATTTTTAATTTTAAATAAACAGATTATTCACAAAAGGACAGGTTCTCGTTTCTTCTTTATGGGTTTGAGATATAATATTAATAAAGTTAAATCGCTAGGTAGAATTGATATTTGCTGGTTAGAAGAAGCTGACAAAACATCGAAAACAACGCTTGATAAACTGATACCCACAATTCGAGGTAGGTCTAGATTAGAAGGTGATAGAGGAGGACCATTTGGATTAGGCCCTGAGATTTGGGTCAGTTACAATCCTGATTTAGATGATGACGAGATTTATATTAGGACGGTAATACAAAGGGAAAAGTATCTTCCTGACTTTGTTTTGGTCGATAGATCAACAGACGAAGTAATTTTAAATAAAGATGGTTCGCTGTTTACTCCTAACCCTAGTGAATATGAAGAAAGTAATCAATTTGAAGTAGTTAGATATGCAATAGTTCAAAAAGTAAACTATTGGGATAATAAGTGGTTTCCGCCTGACTTAAGAATGGAAATGTCGGTTACCAAAGCTTCAAGTGAGACACGATATCTTGAAGTGTGGGAAGGTCATACAAAGCAGGTTCTAGAAGGTGCTATTTACGCTGATGAAATTAGGCAAGTTTTAAAAGATGGTCGGAGAGGCGATGTTAAATATAATCCATCAAAGCCTGTTTTTACTTGCTGGGATTTAGGTCATAATGATCAGACTGCAATTTGGTTTGTTCAAAGAGTTGGATTAGAATTTAATCTAATAGATTATTATCAAGATCGTTTAAAGAAAATGCCATTTTATATTAAAGTTCTCCAAGATCGCGGATATAATTACGGGACTATGTTTTTGCCTCATGATGGTGACGACGAAACATTGTCTAATGTTACGCCTAAAAAGCAATTACAGGACATTGGATTTACAGTTAGAATAGTAAATCGTCCTTCTAAGAAATCTGTTGGCATCAATGCCGCCAGAAGTATTTTTCCATTATGCAATTTTAGCGAAGCTAAGACGGCCGATGGTTGGCAGTGCTTACAGCGTTATGCCTATAAGGTTTTAGAAAATGGAGCATTTAGTCGTGAACCGGAACATGACACTCCGTATTCACATGGTGCTGATGGATTTCAGACATTAGCGTTATCATTAAAGAGTGAGCAAGATAGTAAGAAACCTGCTAAGCGTGAAGAAGGTGCTGGGATGATTTCTAGTCGATCGACGGGATGGATGGGAGCATTATGAAAATTTGGTTTGATACAGAATTTATCGAAGATGGTAAGACGATTGACCTAATTAGTATTGGTATGGTGCGCGAGGATGGAAAAACTTTATACCTAGAAAATCATGATTGTGATTTTAGCAACGCTAGTGAGTGGGTAAAAGCAAATGTAATGTCTAAACTTGGAGGCATTGACGGCATTAGATTTAAGCATGAAATCGGTCCCGAGATTGTAAAATTTGCAGGCAATAAGCCTGAATTTTGGGCTTATTATGCTGATTATGATTGGGTGGTTTTATGTCAACTATTTGGCACCATGATGGATTTACCAAAAGGTTGGCCAATGTATTGTCGCGATGTAAAACAGCTTTGTGATAGTGTGGGCAATCCTACACTTAAAAAGCAAAATGACGAATTAGCTCATAATGCTTTATCTGATGCTGTTTGGACTAAAGAAGCATGGGAATATCTTACTGGATTGAAAATTTAAATGTCATATGTAGACTTACCAGAAGAGTGGTTTTCCGGTGATGACAAAATCATTGCTGAAGCAAAGCGGCGTTTTAAAGCTTGTGAGGATTGGGAAGCTACAGCACGGTTAAACTTTGAATATGATTATAAGTTTGCTAATGGCGACTCAGTTAATATGTATCAATGGGATAATTGGGTTGTTGGTGATCGCAGAGACAATAGGAGACCATGCTTAACTATCAATAAGACTATGCAGCATTGCTTACAGATTATTAATGACGGTAAGCAGAATAAGCCCGGTGTTAATATTCGTCCTGTTGGCGATACAGCCTCATTCGAAGCAGCACAGATATTTGAAGAAGTTGTTAGGCATATTGAATATATTTCCAATGCTGAAACCATTTATGATAGTGCATCTGAGTTTCAAGTACTAGGTGGTATTGGATATTGGAGAATTACCACAGATTATATTTCAGACGATAGCTTTGATCAGGAGATATTTTTAAAACGAGTTAAAGACCCTCGCTCAATTTATCTAGATCCTGATATTGACGAAGTTGATGGTTCTGATGCTCGCTTTGGTTTTGTTTTTGTTGATAAGCCCACAGATTTATATCGTGCTGAATATCCAGAATTTAAAGATATTGGCGGATCAAATATTTTCACTTCAACTAGTGATGGTTGGTTTACTAAAAATCATGTAAGAGTTTGCGAATATTATAGAAAGACAAACGATAAAGATCAGTATGTCTGGTTTAAGCTTCCTGAAACCGGAGAAGAGATAGAGGGTTATAAGAGCCAATTACCAAAGGAAGCTATTCAGCAATTTGAAGAAATTAAAAAGCGTGAAGGCAACATGCCTCCACAAATGCGGACTTTTAAAGAACGCGATGTTGTTAGAGGTAATGTCGAGTGGTTTAAGATTGCTGGCAATGTTATCATTGATCGCAAGCCTTGGCTTGGTAAGTACGTTCCTATCATTCGCGTTATTGGTAAAGAAACGGTAATTGATGGCCAATTAGATAGAAGTGGCCACGTTAGACCATTGTTAGACCCACAACGCATTTACAACATTAATTCTAGTGCCAACGTAGAGTATGGAGCTTTGCAGTCTAAATCTCCTATTACTGCTCCGGGCGCTGCTGTTGAAGGATATGAAGAATACTATAAAACTGCCAATACAACTAATCATGCTTGGGTGCCATATAACAATTATGATGAAGATGGTAATAAGCTAGACCGTCCTGAGCGTATGGCACCGCCTCAACCGGGACCAGCTTATATTGAGCAAATGAAAATAGCTCAAAATGAAATGATGATGGTGTCTGGCCAATATCAGGCACAGATGGGTGAAAACGAAAATGCTAAATCTGGTGTTGCTATTAATCAGAGGCAACGCCAAGGCGACAGAGCTACCTTTCATTTCGTTGATGGTCTTACTGTGGGCACAAGGAATACAGGAAGGCAGTTGATAGATTTAATTCCTAAAATTTATGATACTAAAAGAATTTTAAATATTCAGGCTAAGGACGGTACTACTATCAAATTGACTATTGATCCTAATGCGCCAAATGCATTAGAAAAGAAATTGCCAGACAATCCCGATGATGAACAAAATCAGAAGATTGTCGAAATGATTTTTAATCCTAATATTGGAAAGTATGCTGTAATCTCTGATACTGGTCCGAGCTTCGCAACTAGGCGTCAGGAGGCGTTTAACGCTCTTACTCAGATTGCAGCTAACAATAGAGAATTTATGGGTATTGCTGGTGATATCTTGTGGAAAGTTGCAGACTTTCCAGAAGCTCAAGTATTGGCTGAAAGGTGGAGAAAGATTATTCCGCCTAATATTAGTGGTGATGCTCCTAGCCCACAATTTACTGAAGCTATGCAGCAGGCTAGTCAAAAGATTGAACAACAACTTGCAATCATCACTAAGCAGCAAAAAGACTTGGATGATAGAACTAGAGAATTTGACATTAAAGAACGTCAAGTTGCATTGCAAGAGAATGTTGCAGGTAACGAAAGTATCATCAAATCTATCCAAGAAATTAGAGCAGATTTTGACGCTATTACTAAACGTATTACTGCTATTGGTAATAGTGGTCCTGCTATATCGATTGAGCAAATCGCGCCATTGATCAAGCAAACTATTGCGGAAGCTCTGGCAAACGGTGGAGAATTAATTAACTTGCCGGGCATCCATGAAGGTGGTACACATATTGCATCGCTGGAACCTAAACCTCCGGTGACAAATGGTGGTGGTAATGCCTAGCTTGCCCACAGATCAGCCTTACGTAGGACCAAATCTAGGGCCATTGCAGCCTAATAGAAATGCTTTGCCTGTTGTTACTGATCCAATGGGTAATGCAACTGGCGTTCCTTCTGATAATCAGTTGCCTAGTGATAGCGTCATTCAACAATTTGTTGACAGCATGTCACAAAAGATTGGAACAAAGCTCTTAGGTCTTGGCGGTGAGGAACGTTATCAGCTATGGCCAGAGCGAGTGATTAGAGAAGGTATTTCGGCACCGCACGATGTTATGAATACTACAGTACCTTTAACCTCTGAAGACTTGATCGCCCCGGCCATGTCTATGAGTGCTCTTGCCGGCTCTGGCGGCATTGCTGGTGCGGGGGAAGAGGCAGGAGCGGCCACCCTAGGCTCTGCTCCGTTCCTGCGTCCAGCGCTTAAATATGAGGGCAAGATTTATAAAGGGCCGGTAGGTGGCGAGCATTATGATGCCATTCCTCCTACGCTGCACAAGACCTTTCAGCAACAGGCAATGAGCGGGGAGGATTTAAGCAATTTTAATTTTGGGTTTACTAATCACAAGGGTCAATTCCTATCTAGAGAAGATGCTTTGAAATATGCTATTGATCAGGGATTAATTCATCCTAATAGTGAAGCAGCTAGGGCAGGGACGCTGACTAGCACAATGCAATTGGAAGGAGCACAATAAATGAAAAAGTCTAAAACAGCTAAGAAGATGAAAAAAGTCATGGGTGAATTTGGTAGAGGTGAGTTACATAGTGGATCAAAGAAAGGCCCTATTGTAACTAACCAAAAGCAAGCTATTGCTATTGGCTATAGCGAGGCTAGGAAAGCTAAGAAGAAATGATATATGATGAACATGTAGTTGCATATTATTTATATAACTTGATGATTATTCGTAAATCTTCTGGATATATAGTATATGTCTAAATTAAATCATGCCCTAATAACTCCGCAATCTCTCTTAATCGAGAAGACAGCCCTCGAATTGGCCGCAGTGTTCTATGAGGCAGGACGCAATTCAGGTTTAACTAGCAAACATAAAGATGCTAGAGCATTTGCAAAAGCTAATGTTGAAAAGTTCATTCCAAAGGCTGTTGATTTGCTAATGGATATCTTGTCTAGACCGGGAACGCCACAAGATCAAAAAGATATGATCTATGACGCCTTTATGGAAAGAACTAACGATCAATCACTTTCAAATATTGGCATTGATGCATTCAAAAATGACACTCCATTCTTGCCAGATAAACCAGTTATCTATGATAAACGAACATTAGAAAGTGTTCTTGATCCGAAGTTAATGTTTGAGGAAAGACAGAAAAATGGCTAAGAAAATGAAACTTCCTGTTGCTAGTTCTAAACCAGTGCCAGTAAAAATTGTGCATGATGAACCAATGGAAACAGCTAAAGATGAAAGCCGTGAACGCAAGTGGAAGGCCGAAGACGCACTTCGCGACATTGAAAGGGCAGAAGGTCATAAACGTGATAAAGATTTAATGGGTGATGTAAAGAAGTTGGCTAAAGAAAAGGTTAAATCATTGAATAAAGTGTGTGGGCAGTGAAATACCACTTAACAGAAATTTCAGATTTACTTGACGCTGACTTGCTCGGAGCTTTACAAAGCTGTGAGGCTGCTTTAACTTTGCGTCAACGTGCGTCTGAGCATGATAAATTTAATATTGATAGAGAGATTGATGGTAAGACTGTTAAGAAAATGGAATTTCCACCTATTAACCCACAATTTACATTAATGTATAATGAAATATTAGCTGAAATTGAAAAGAGAAAATTGGAAGTGATACAAAATGCAAATGTTTAAAAATTCAATCCTCAGATACTTAAATAGTGCCGCTACCTTTGATGCTGAAAACGAAGGTAAGAGTGCAGCACAGTTACAACGCGAAGCTATTGCGGCAAGTGTCGTAACAGCTAAGGAAGATGATAATAAGCAAGATGATAGCAATAAGGAGGACGATAACAAAGAAGAAGACAAGGAAGACGATGAAGAAAATAAAGATGAAAAGGACGAAGAAGACGAAGACGACGAAGGCGAAAAGCCACCAGCTAATGAGACAGAAGAACAAAAGATTGCACGATTAGCTCAAGAAAAAGAACAAGCTAAAGAACAGCGCAAACAAGATCGCATTCAAAAGCGAATTGATAAGCTAGTTGCTGAGCGAGATTTAACTCGGACTGAAAATGAAGAGTTAAAGAAACAACTTGCTGCTAAAGCTGTTGAAGGCTTAACCGAAGAAGAGGTTAACGCTAGAGCTAAAAAGATTGCCGAAGATATTGTTAATGAGCGTCGTACCGCTGACACTCAAAAGCAATTTGAAAAGGATTGCGATATTCTTCAGAAGGAAGCGGTTAAAGTAAATAAAAAGTTCAATGATGATGTTAACTTAATGGCGCAAGAGGTTGCTCCTATTCCTGCCATTATGATTGGAATTTTAGTTGATTTAGACAATGAAAATGGTGGTAAGGTTTTAAACTATCTTACTCAGAATGTTGATGAATATGAAGATATTTATAGTTTATCAGAAGGACGAATGACAGCTAAGTTGATTAGATTGTCTGATAAGATTAAGGCTGAAGAAGATAAAGCTAAGGCCGGTAAGAAAAAAGAGCATTCTAACGTTCCACCTCCTGTTACTCCCGTAAATGAGGGAAGGGATGTTCGAACAGCTAATGCTATTCCTAGCAATCCGACTAAGAATATGGATGATTTTGTTAGGATTAGAAATGCGCAAGAGGCTGAGCGAAGGAAGCAAAGAGGATATTGAGTTTTGATTTGTATTTACGCAATTATTAATATTATTGACGATAAACAATATGTTGGTCAAGCTAAAGATAGAGATTATAGGTGGAAAGAACATCGTAAGCAGTTAAGAGGATATTATCATCATAATTTATATTTACAACGTGCTTGGTGTAAATATGGTGAAAGTAATTTTGTTTTTGTTGTTCTTGAAGTATTGGACGACGCAAGTAAGTTAAACGAACGTGAAACTTATTGGGCAAATCTTCTTAAAGCCGAATACAATATTGCTCCTGCTGGCGGAAGTATGAGAGGATATAAGCATACTGATGAAGCTAGAGCTAATATGAGTAAGGCCAATAAAACTAAGCATTCCAAAGAACATAAACAAAAAATGTCAGAGCGCATGAAAGGCAATCAATTTAATACTGGTAGGAAACAATCACTAGAACATATTGAAAAAAGAGCTATTGTTCATAGAGGAAAAATAACATCAGAAGAAACAAAAGCTAAAATATCTGCTTCTAATATAGGGCAAAAGCGATCCGAAGAAGCTAGGAAAAATATGTCTACGTCTGCTAAAAATAAACCTCCTGTTTCAGAAGAGACACGTAAAAAACTTTCGGAAGCAGCTAAAAAGCAGTGGCAACACTACTTGACAGAAATTTAAAAATCAGATTGAGTGTGGGCAAATAGCTTTCTTTGTTGAGCATATCAACACTGCCTCTGGTCTAGGTCGCCTTAGTCCGACGTTAAATTGGCTCTGATGGCTTGTTAAAATAGATTGTCACAAGCGCAATCATTTTCCATCAGAACATTTTAAACCAATTTAACTCAAAGGATTAATAACTTGGCCAACCTTTACCTCACGATTGATATGATCACCGCAGAAGCGGTGCGTTTATTTAAAAACTCTAACATGTTCATTATGAACATGGATACTCAGTACGATAGTCAGTTTGCTATCGATGGCGCTAAGATTGGCGATACTTTGCGTATTCGTCTGCCTTCGGACTTTATCGTTACCGATGGTCCGGCAATGCAGTTGCAGGATAATACGCAGCAGTTTACGTCTTTAACTGTTAGCTCTCAGAAGAATGTGGCAACTCCGTACACTACTGCTGAGCGCACTATGAGCATTGATAATTATTCTGAATTGGTTATGGCTCCCATGATCAATGCTCTTGCTGGTAAGGTTGCTCTTGATATTATGCTTGGTTCTGAAGGTGGCGTTTGCAACTTTGTCAGTAATGTTGATGGTGCTGGCAAGATTATTTCTCCTACTTCTGATCAGTTCTTGCAGGCTAATGCTATCCTTGACGATAATTCGGCTGATGATATGGACAGACGAATTGTTAATGATCCTACTACCGATGCGCGCACTACTACTGCACTTCAGGGATTGCTTAATCCTACACCAGAAATTAGTGCTCAATTCCGCTCCGGTAAGATGAAGTCTGGTCTTGGTTATGCACGTTGGTTCCGTGATCAGACTGTAATCAAACATACTTCTGGTGCTTATGCTGCTGCTGTGACTGTTGCTGGTGGTGGTCAAACCACTGGTACTAGCGGTGGCAACATTACCGTTTCGGCTATGCCGGGCGGTAGCAACCTTAAGCAGGGTGATATTATTACCTTTGGTGGTGTCAACGCTGTTAACCGTGTCACTAAGCAGAGCTTAGGAACACTGAGGCAGTTTGTTGTTACTGCTGACGTTGCTGCTGGTGCTGTGACCATTCCGGTTTATCCCGGTCTTATTCCTTCGGCTACTGGCGTTGCTGGTGGTCCTGATCAACAGTATCAAACTGTTGATGCTTCCCCGCTTAATGGCGCTGCTGTGACCATGGTTACTCAGTCTGGTGAGGTTTATCGCAAGTCGATTGCCTACACTCAGAAGGCAGTGACTATGGCTAGTGCCGATCTTGTGTTGCCTAAGAAGGCAATTGAGGAAGGTGCTAGGGCAAACTATGATGGTATTAGCTGCCGCATTATTACTGACTACTTGCCTAATAGTGACCAGTTGGCAACGCGAGTTGACGTGTTGTTCGGGAAAAAGTACATAAGGCCCGAATGGCTCTGTGTGGTTGCTGACAAAGTTTAGCCTAACTTATACATATAAAGCAGGAGGGAAAAGCCAAACCCTCCTGTTCCCACATGGAGAATTTTAAATGGCTCAAGCAAGTTTCCCAGAACCTAAATCTTTAAAATTACTCGAAATTGGTGACGGTATGGATCATATTCAAAAAAAGTATACGCTAGAAAATCCACATCCGGGTTATGGCACTGATCCTAATATTATCAATGAATATGGTCATACTCTATATCCAAAGTGGGTCGATAGTAAAATTGAAGGAAAAAGGATTATTGTAAATAGTCCTATGGAAGAAGCACAGCATACTGAAGTTGAGGAAAAGAAAGAAGAGAAAAAAGTTAAAAAAGAAGCATCTAAAGAAGAACCTAAAGCTCCTGATGGTTGGAAGTAATGACAACAGCACGCGACTTTATATTGCTCGCATTAAAAGAGAGTGGCGTGCTAGGTGTCGGGCAATCTCCGTTACCGGAAGATATTAACGATTGCTTTACTCTATTAAACAGAATGTTGGCCCAATGGCAGAAGAAGCGATGGATTGTTCCTTCGCTTTACGATATTTCTGCCATAGGTAACAGTCAAAAATCAAATTTAATTGGTCCCGGTCAATATTACAATGCAGCTAGACCAGACAAAATTCAGGCTGCTTATTTTATTCAAATAACAGGTAATTCACAATCTAATCCTGTTAGCTTTCCTCTATCTCCTATCTGGAGCTATGAGAATTATTCAAATATTACATTAAAACAATTAAACAGTTGGCCACAATTCTTTTTCTATGATGCTGCCTTTCCATACGGCAATGTGTTTATTTGGCCTATCCCGACTTCGCAGTATGAAATTCATTTAATAGTCAAAAGTCCAATTGGATTTACTATTGAAATTCAAGATGGCACTATTAAAACGGCTGGTGCTGGATATGTCAACGGTGCTTATTTAAATGTTCCATTAATTAATTTAACCGGATTTGGCTCTGGTGCAACGGCGGATATTACCGTTGCTGGTGGAATAGTTACAATATTCACATTAAATAATCCGGGTGACGGATATAAAATTAATGACAATCTGTCAGTAAATAACGTTAGCTTAGGAGGCACTGGTGCGGGCTTAGTGTGGGTAGTCAATAACGTCACTGACGATTTAAATGCTGTATTTAATATGCCTCCTGAGTATGAAGAGGCTATCCATTATAATTTGTGTATTCGCATTAGCAGCATGTATCAATATCCAGTTAATGCAATACAAGCTGGTTTAGCTAAGTTAGCATTGAATACGATTAAGATAGCGAACGCTCAAATTCCGACGCTAGAAATGCCTAGGTCGCTTAAAAGTAATCGTGGAAATAACTTTTATATTTTCAACGCGGATAGCTTTTAATGCCTCGCGTTAAACTATCATCTAATCCTTATTCAGGCAAGAGCGTCATAGCCTCTGGTCAAGAGCGAGTTAACTTATACGCTGAATTAAATACCGACCCTAACGCTCCTGTTCAAGTGACACACTATCCAACACCGGGAACTAGCCTATTTTCATTACCAAGTATTGTTAAGAAAGCTAGAGGTTCCTATCGAACTAGTCTTGGTACTGCATTTTATGTTGTTGGTCAGAATGTTTACTTCTTAACATCAACTCACAACTTAGTTTTTATTGGAGCTATCGCAGATAGACAAAGCCAAGTTTATATGGTGGATAATGGATTAGTTTGTGTATTGGTCGATGGTCTTAACGGATATGTGATTGATTTGCCCACAAATACAATTGGCATTATTACCGATCCTAATTTTTATCCTGCTGATTTTGTTGTATTACTTGACACATTTTTTATATTTAATCGCGCTGGAACAACTCAATTTTTCATCAGCATTTCAAATGCTAGTTATGTGTTACTAACAACCACTGGTGCTTTTGATCCGCTCGACATTGCTGCTAAAGCTGGTTTTAATGACCCTATTGTGGGCATAACAGCAGTACATCGCGAATTACAATTAATAGGTGCATTAACAACTGAAATTTGGATAGGAACCGGAGCGGCTGATTTCTTCTTTCAGGAAGTTCAAGGTGCATTTATTAATCATGGTTGCGCTGCTCAATATTCAATAGCTACGCAAGATGTTTTAGCATTCTTTATTATGCAAGATCAACAGGGAAGCGGAATTGTTGTTCAGCTTCAAGGCTATGATGTAGTTGAAATATCAACTCCTAAGATTGTATCTGAATTTAAAAGTTATGCTGATTTATCTGATGCAATAGGCATGTGCTTTCAAATTGAGGATCATTCTTATTATGCTATTGTATTTCCAACAGCTAATAAAGGTTGGTTATATGATCTAACTACTAGTAATGCAACAGGAACAAAAGTTTGGAGTGAGTGGAATTGGACAGACGGAAATGGAAATTTAAATAGACCTAGGGCCAATTGCTGTATGTTTGCTTATGGGTCTAATTTAGTTGGTGATTGGGAAACTGGCAATTTACTTAAACTGGATATTAATACCTATACAGATTATACAGATGTTAATACTGTAAACACCACTGGAGCAGTAGGACCGATTACTAGAATAATAACATTCCCACACATGATAAATAATAATTTTAAAGTTACATATAAAAGTTTTGACGTTGATATCGAAACAGGAACATCTGGTGAAGGTTTAGACCCTCAGATATTTTTAAGTTGGTCTAATGATAAAGGCAAGACTTACGGTAATCAAATTGCCCAAAGCATGGGAATGATTGGAGATTATTTAGCTGTACCAGCTTGGAATAGATTAGGACAAGCAAGAGATAGGATATTTAAATTAAGTTGGTCAGAACCTGTTAAGACTTCAATCAATGGTGCATTTGTTGAATTTACACAATCGAGTGCCTAATGACTAGACCTGTACCAAATACAAACTCGCCATTGGTTGATAAGAATGGAAAGATTATTAATCCTTGGAATATTTGGTTTCAGCAGTTTTCGCAGCAAGCTCCTAAAGTAGTTACTATCAATGTTGCTACTAGTCCCTATAAAGCTAATAATTTTGGTACAGTAATTATTAGTGGAACAGTTGTAAAACTAACTAGAGGATTAGTTACTATAACATTTGGTACTGTAGCTAATTTAATGATGCCTGTTAGCATTGGAGATATTGTTAGTTGGACTACCGCAAGCTCTGTACAATTTTGGGAGACTTAATAAATGGAATTTAACTTAGATTGCGAAGTTAAAGCAATTAATAATTTAAATCCAATCATTAAATTGAATATGAGTGCTCTCTCAACCAGTGATAAAGTCTTCACTCTTGAAACTTGGATGAAAGAACAGCCTCAGTTAAATTTAAAAGTTGTAAATTACTTTTCTTATGGTGTATATGCAAGAGAGCTTCATATTCCCGCTGGCACTCTACTTACAGGTGAAATTCACAAGTTTGAAAACTTCAACATTCTATCTCAAGGTGAAATATCTGTTTTAACTGAAGATGGTATGAAACGAGTAAATGCACCATTTAGTGTTGTATCGCCTCCGGGCACTAAGCGAATAGCATTTGCCCACACTGATTGTATTTGGACTACTATTCATGGGACTTTTGAAAAGGACGTGGATAAGATCAAGGAAATGTTTATAGCATTTGATGAAAATGAATATCTGCTTAATTGTGGGCAATTAGAATTAGGATTGAATTGATGTTCGATAGCAAGGTCAAATTTGAATTTGAATTTATTGATCCTTGCTTATGCAATGCATGGGTAGCTACAGCAATTGTTGGTGCTGGCGTCTTAGGTGCTGGCGCTAGTATTTATGGAGCTAACAAGGCTGCTGAAGCTCAGACAAGTGCTGCTAACACTGCTGCAAATACTTCTTTAAATATGTATAATACTACTCGCAGTGATCTGTCTCCTTATCGTGATATCGGTGGTGTTGCTTCAGGTCAATTAACTTCACGCTTGTCTGATTTAACTAGTCCAATTGTAATGGATCAAGCAACATTAGAGAAAACTCCAGGTTATCAATTTAATTTAACGCAAGGTCAAAAAGCTGTTCAAAATAGTGCAGCAGCTAGAGGATTAGGAACTTCAGGAGCGGCATTAAAAGGTGCTGCTACGTTTGCCACTGGTTTAGCTGATAGCACTTATCAAAATCAATTTAATAATGCTGTTACTAATCAAACTAATGCTTATAATCGACTTAAGGCTTTGGTCGATACTGGTGAAAATGCTAGTGCTCAGACAGGCAGTGCAGGAACAGCAGCGGCTAATACAGCAGCAGGAGCACAAATAGGTGCAGGTAATGCACAAGCAGCAGCGGCTAATGCAACAGGAACAAGTTTAAGCAATCTTGCTAATAATATTGGCGGATATGCGGCGTATAAGGGATTGTACGGGTCTAGTGGTAATAGTTCACCGGGATTAATGCCGCCTAGTAATGTTGGGATAGGATAATGGCTGAAATTGATACTAGCAGCTATTTAAAACCAACTGCTCAACCATCATTGCTTAGCAATGTTCAGCAGTTTGGCAATATTCAAGCTCAAAAACTAGGTATTGATCAAGCTAAATTAGATCAAGCTAATCAAGCTTTAGGTTATATGGTGCGAGCTATGGGCAGTCTTGGCCCTAATGCTAGTAAAGAGGATTACGCTAAAGCTGCTCAAAATGCTGTTGATCAAGGCTTAGTTCCACAGCAGCAAGAGAATGTTTTCTTACAACAGTTGCAATCTGCTCCTGATAGTCCGACTTTCTATAAGCAATTTATGTCGTCTGCTATGGAAGGTCAAAAGCAGATTGAATTACATACGGGGATTAATAGTCAACAGAATGACCAATCAACGCAATATCAAGGTAAAATTAATCCTTTAACTGGTGGGTTTCAATCTGCTACACAAGCTCCTACTCAAATACCTCCGGGAACCCCCACTGTTAACGAAGCGCAGCAACGTGGCTATGTAGGCGCGCAAGGGCCTTCAGGGTTCGTTAATTCTCAACAGCCTGCTAGGCTACCTATTGCCACTCCAAACGCATCAACAATGTCGCCAGCCTCGGCAAACACCACTCCACGGCAAGCCCTCCCTGTTGCTTCGCCTTCTGCTGCTCCGTTGCCTGCTGGTCCTGTCAATTCTGCTATTAATGGGCAATCTTCAAACTTTGGTGGTAAAGTTGTAGGGGCAACTGTTGAACCAAATAAGCCTGCTTTTATTCCTAGTGAGCCTAAACCTATGTTTGAGGAAGGTAAAAAATTATACACCAATGATCAATTGATGGCTACTCAAAAAGCAACTTCTCTTAAGCCATTAGAAGAGGCTTATGATTTAGCTAAAAATGTTGCAACTGGTGCAGGAACAGAAACTTTAAATAAAGCTAGAGCATACCTTACTAATGCTGGTTTAATGTCTGCTGATGAAAAAAATCCAACTGTTGTTTATCAAATGCTAAACAAAAACCTAGCTCAATTTATTGATAAAAATGGTTCTCGTTCTGATGCTGACTTAGCCGTTAAAGAAAGTGGCAACGCTAATGCCAAAACGCAATTACAACCCGCTTTACTTCATATGGTTCAAAAAATTATAGGTCGCGAAAGAATTGAGATTGCCAGAGCACAATCATTTAAAGGAAATGATTATGAAAACTATCCAACTCATTCTGCGTCTTTCCCCACAAGTCAAGATGAACGAGCATATGCTTTAGATAAAATGCCTCCTAATGAAGCTAGAACTTTATATTCAGATATGAAAGCTAAGGCACTTAAGGGCAATGCAGAAGGCGTTAAGTTTATTAAATCTTTAAATAATGCCGTTCAATTACATCTGGTTAATGGATTGCAATAATGCCTCAACCTTATACAGGATCTAATTTAGGCCCATTGCAGCCTAAACTTAGCGGTGTCGATATTAATGCTCTTGACTCATTATTTGGTAAAAATGCCAGTAATAGCAATGCTGCATTAAAAGGCGTTGATATTAATAGTCTTGATAGCATGTTTGGAGGTACAACTAAAGAAGAAGTGGCAACGCCAGCTAAGACTGGTGATTATGCTATTGCAAATCCAGATATAGCAAAAGGTTTATGGCAAGGTGTTAAAGATATTCCAGCCACCGGAGCACAGTTAATTGGTGCTGCTGATAGAGCCATATCTAAAGTTTTACCAACAGGCGGTATGGAAAGAGCAAATGAGTATGAAGCTAGACTGAAAGCTGAAAATGCGGCATTGCCTACAGATAACACTGCTTTTGATGTTGGGCGTATGGGTGGTCAAGCTTTAGCTACTGCCCCACTTATGCCAGTCAGGGCATTTCAAGCTATAAGTGCTGGTGCTAAAGCAATTCCATATGTGGGCAAATTAGCCGGTATGGTTGGGAGCGGTGCTTTGGCTGGTGGGGTATTTGGAGCAGCAACTAATTCAACTAATGACGAAGGGCTAGCTTCTAATGTTGGTACAAATGCTCTTTATGGTACTGCTGCTGGTCCTGTAGCTGAGTTAGGTGTTAAGGCTGCTGGTAAAGTTGTTTCTGGTGTCAAATCTTTAATTAATAATGTAAAAGTACAAAAAGCATTACAAGGTTCTGGAATTAGTCCAGAAGCAGCTACAAACACTTTAGCTAGATTAACTGATGCTGGTTATACTCCTGCTCAAGCGCAAGCAGAATTACAAAAGCTTGGTCCTAGTGCTACATTGGCTGATCTTGACCCTTCGTTGACTACAGAAGCAGGTGGATTGGCTAATAGAGGAGGTGTGCCCACAAGTACATTAAAAACTAGATTTAATGAACGTGCTGCTAGTGCCGATACTGCTGCCCATGATCTAATGGAAACTAAACTTGGTCCAAAGCCTGATTATGATGCTGAAAAAGCTGCTGCTGCTTTAGATCGCCAAAGTAAAACATCTGCTGATTATACTTTAGCTAAATCTAGTAACATGGCGCTAGACGTTCGCCCTGTTGTTCAACATATTACAGACGAGCTTAAAAATGCCGTTGGTCCTGAAGCATCCTATTTAAAAGAAATCGGATCATATTTATTTGATAGTAAAGGTAATATGAAAGTTGATACTGCTCCGCTTCATAAAGTCAGAATAGCTATCGACGATTTGTTAGATAGATTGCCACAAGAGGGTACTAGTCAAACTAGCGGTACTTATCGAACTATTTCTAAGGTGAGAGATCAGTTAGATACAGTTTTAAAAACTAACCCGGATATGGCAAAAGCTGATGCTAAGTTTGCTAAATTAATTGAAGACTATAAAGGAATTGATGTAGGTAAGGATGCATTTAAAAAGAACTATAGTAAGTTTGCAGACGAATTTAATTCAACATCACCGGAGAAAAAAGAATTTATGAAAAAAGGGCTTCGTATTCAAATTGGTGATTTAATGGAGAAGGCAACTAGAGGTGAGTTGTCAGAAGCTCAAAGACTTTTAGGTAAGTCAACCTCTAATCGCAATATTGTTAAATTAGCTTTTGGTAAAAATGGTGAAGATGTTTTAGATGCTTTAGCCAAGGAAGCTAAATTTAGAGCGGCTGAAAGATCAGTTAGTTTAAATAGCGCTACCGCTGAGCGTCAAGCTGTTCAATCTCGCCCTGAATATGGAGGGTCACAACATGAAGGACATTTCTTAACACCAGTTGCTCAAGGTGCGGCTTTAGATATTGCTACGGGAACACCGGGCGGTGCAACTGCTATTGGTGTGGGCAAAGGCGTGTTCGAAGGTATCAAAGAAAAATTAAATAAAGAAAAAATTGCTAGAACAATAAATGGTACTGCCGATTTACTTTCTAGACAGCAATCTCATGGTAGAGATACCGCTGTCAATTTTCTTGACAGAGTTAGTAAGATAGATAGTGGAAATAAGACTAAACTCCCCATCGATTATAGTGGATTGGTTGGTCGTACTACTCCGCTTGCTATTCCTGCTGTTAAACGAATTAAAAGCGGAATTAATAGTCTTAGAGGTGTAAGCGAATAACAGTCTGAGTAATTCAGAAGCAAAGCCTAAGCAAAAAATTATTAAAGTGAATTTCCATCCTAGAAAGATAGCAACTCCGATGGTCCATAAAATTAAAAGTCCTATCTCAATCATATTTAAAACTTTCTTATTATCCTTGACTATTATTAGTCAGGTTCATTTTGCTTATGCTCAGACTTCGGCCTCAATACTTCCGCCGGCTAAGACAACGTTTTTTGATCAAAATGGTAATCCACTAACGAGTGGAAAAGTTTTTTCTTATATTCCGAATACTCTCACACCCAAGACGACATGGCAAGACGCTGCTGAAACTATTCCAAATTTAAATCCTGTTGTTTTAGATGCTGCTGGTAGAGCGTTAATTTTAGGTTCTGGTAACTATCGCCAGCAGGTTTATGATCGTAATAATAATTTGCAATGGGATCAAGTTACTTCGTCAACTGGTAGTGGTGGTGGTACTGGGCCAATAGCAACAGGCGATGGTGATTTAGTTGGTACTATTAAGCCTTGGGCTGGAATGACTGCCCCAAATCAATATGTATTTACATATGGGCAGGAGCTATCTAGAACTTTATTTCCAGCATTGTTTACTGCAATTACTTCTGCTCAACCTGTGTTTTGTAATTCGGGAAGTCCTATATTAAATGGATTAGGAGATACTAATAATTTTTGGATTGGTATGTCTATAGAAGTTGCTTGTTTAGGTGCTGGATTTTCTACTATTATTTCTAAAACTGGAACTACTGTAACTATGGCCGCTAATGCCAATGTTACTCAAAATACGACAGCAACATTCTTTCCATGGGGAAGAGGGAATGGAACTACTACTTTTAATTTACCTGATTTAAGAGGAAATGTTTTAGCTGGCAATACTAGCATGGGGGGTG